ATGGCTTTCGATCTGAAATGGACCACCGCGATGGCCGCCGCGTTGCTGGCCAGCGGTTGCAACCGGTCCAATGCCGATGACGGCTGGACCGCCGAGCAGGATACTGCGATCTGCACCGACGCGCAGGGCAAGCGCCTGCCCGACGATCGCTGCCGACAGACGCGTATGGGCGGCGGCGGGGCCTTCTGGTATTTTCTGGGGCGCGGTCGCCCCATTCCCTTTTATGGCGAGCGGGCGACAGGCGGCAGCTTCCGCCCTGCATCGGGTGCGCGCTACGCCGTCGCACCGGCGAGGAGCGCGATGACGCGCGCGGCGGCGGTCAGTCGTGGCGGCTTCGGCGCCTCCGCCTCGCGTTTCGGTAGCATCCACGCATGATCCGCGAGACGCTCTCGCCCCGGCCCGACTGGCGCGCCAAGGTCGAGGCGCTGGGCCTGATCTGGCATGCGGGCGAGACGCGGCCCTATTGGGACGAAAGCGCCTGCTACCGCTTCACGCGCGGGCAGATCGACCGGATCGAGGCGGCGACGACCGAACTCTATCGCCTGTTCCTGGCGGCGGGGGAGGCGGTGGTCGGCGATCCGGCCCTGCTTCGTCGATTCGCCATCCCGCCCGCCTTTCACGACCCCATTCGCGAGGCGTGGGAGGCGGAGCCGCCCTCGCTCAATTTCGGGCGGTTCGACCTGGGCTTCGACGGCAGCGATGCGCCCAAATTGTTCGAATTCAACTGCGACACGCCGACCTCTCTGCTGGAAGCGGCGGTGGTGCAATGGGCGTGGAAGGAGGAATGTTTCCCGGCGCTCGACCAGTTCAACAGCCTGCACGAGGCCATGGTCGCGCGCTGGCGGGAGATCGCACCCCATCTGCCCGCCACGCTCCACGTCGCGCATGTCGCCGACATGGCGGGCGAGGATGCGGTGACGGCGGCCTATCTGCGCGACACGGCGGAGGCGGCGGGGATCACGACGGTGCCGATCCTGATGGAGCGCATCGGCTGGGACCATGATGCGCATTGCTTCGTCGATGAAGCGGACATGCGGATCGAGGCTCTGTTCAAGCTCTATCCCTGGGAATGGCTGGTCCATGAGGAGTTCGCGCCGCATCTGCTCGACAATTTGGAGCGGGGCGACCTGATCTGGCTGGAGCCGATCTGGAAGATGATCTGGTCGAACAAGGCGATCCTGCCGGTGCTGTGGGACCTGTTCCCCGGCCATCCGAACCTGCTGCCCGCCAGCTTCACCGTTCCGAACGGAGATGCGGTCGCCAAGCCGCTGCTGTCGCGGGAGGGGGCGAACGTCTCGATCCGCCGGGCCGGGGCCATCGTGGCGGAAACTGCGGGGGACTATGGCGAGGAGGGCTATATCTACCAGTCGCTCTATCGCCTGCCGGAGACCGCGCCGGGATGCTATCCGGTGTTGGGAAGCTGGGTGGTCGACGGCGCACCGGTGGGGATGGGGATCCGCGAGGACGGGCTGATCACCTCGAACACCGCGCGGTTCGTACCGCATGTGATCGACGGCTGATCCGTCATGGCTGATGCTGTCGGGGGAGAAGACAGCGCCGGTGGCTCCCTGAGTAGGATTCGAACCTACGGCCGCTCGATTAACAGTCGAGTGGAAACGGCTGTTTTCTGCGGGCCTTTCTGATGTTTTCGCGCTCTGTTCACGGTAGCTACCCCCTTAGGCATACTGATTTTGTAATAACGCAAACCCGTCCTCAAAATGTCGAGTTTCTGATGCGGTACGACCACACTGGCGAAACGTTTGGCAGCCTGACCGTCATCGGTCCATGCAGGGATGAGAGGGGCCGCCTGCGTTGGGAATGTCGATGCGCCTGCGGAGGCTCCGCGAAGGTTTTCGGGGCCAATCTGCGAACCGGAAATACCACAACCTGCGGGTGTCTGCGGGCGGCTCATCCTGAGGGACTGAGCAAGACGCGGCTCTACACTATCTGGTGCGGGATGATCGGAAGGTGCAAAGATGCCCAGCAGCCGAACTATGGCGGCCGGGGTATTCGGGTGTGCGCCGAATGGTCATCGTTCGAACGGTTTCACGAGTGGGCCAGCGCGAGCGGCTATGCTGATACCCTTTCGATTGATCGCATCGACAATGACGGAAATTATGAGCCTCGCAACTGTCGGTGGGTTACGGCAGCGGCCCAGGCGCAAAACACCAGCCGGACGGTCCGGGTTCGTGTTGATGGACAGATCGTTAGCCTAGCCGAAGCATCCCGAATGCTCAGCCTAAACTACAGTAGGCTGCAACGGCGCATGCGCAACTCTGGTTTGGGTTTCGAAGAGGCTGTGGCCTATGTAAGACAGTACGAAAAACCGAATCCGGGGCTGAATTTCACCGCTCGGCGTAGAGGGAATTAGCTGTGCGCCGTGGCCGCCGCCGATCTGCCCCGCACCCTCTGCGTCCGAAGGACGAGCCACCGCCCAGCCGATGGGAGCGGGTAGGGGTGTGGCTCGAGTTCGGGGGATTCGCCGTCCTGACCGCCGCTGGCCTGATCGCCAGCGTCTGGGGCGCGATACGCTATGTCGCCGGGTGGTCCTGATCCCGCCAAACCCCTGAGCGACGCAGCTGGCGCACGATGCCGTTGAACGCCGCCGTCACGCCCTGAGCGCGCCCGATCTCATTCGACTGCCCGGCCGATTCCCAGAAGGTCGTCAGCGGCCAGCGCTCGGGGCAGTGGGGCAGCAGGCAGCGGAGGGCGAGACGTACCGGGACCGTGTCGCACCGGCGCTCGCCGCTATCGATCATCGCCTGGCGTAGAACCTGGACGGAAAGCTCGACGACGATTCGATGATGGCGGCGCATCATGCTATGGAACGTAACAGGAACAAATAATCAAGGGATCTGCCATGGCACGCTGCCGCCTTTGCACCAGCAATGACGATCAGGCGCTGATCGAGTATCTGGCCGAGAAGCTATGGGACAGCCGTATGGGCGAGTTTGAAATTGCCACGCCGTGGAATGAAGCCGGTGCGTACTGGCAGTCGAAGATGAGGGAGTTGGCTGTGTCCGCTAGGCTGGCGCTAATAGCATAGCCAACCGGCTAACCCGTCTCCGTCAATGTAGCGGTCCCGATACAGCGGGTCGTTAACCAAAAAGAGTTTGGATGTTCCGCAGTTATTCGGGCTAAGGCCTTAACTTTATTTTAATAGTGGGACGATTTGGGACGAGCCGTGGCTTGGCGACTCGGCAGAGTCGCGTTACGAGGTTCTTTGATTGTTCCTGAAACGACGAAACCCCAGCGCCTGCCAGCGCTGGGGCTCAGATCGGGGGCAACTCTCGCGGCTTTCAGTCCGGACGCGGGAGCGGGATGAACCCCAGGTACGGCGGTAACGTCTACACCTTGGAATCGTGCCGTCAAGACCGGTCAATGCCAACGAAGGATGATGACATTGGCACATAACCTCCCCCAGCGGCCGAAGCGCCGTGATCGCTTCCCACTGTCTGACGCAGCGATTGCTGACATCTGGGCTCGCCTTCGAGCGGGCGACAAGCAGCATGATATCGCCGCTGATTACGGCACGAACTCGGGCCGAGTGTCCGAGATTAACACGGGCAAGCGTGGAAACCATGTGACCGGATTGCCCGTGCGGTAACCCGGAAGGCCGGTTAACCTGGGGGCTGGCCGCATGAACGGCCAGCCTCATTTTTTTCCTTTGTCCCAAACGTTACCTGCTCCAGCACGTAGCCCCATCCCCGTTCGTTGCGGATTTCGATCTCGCCGCCCAGGCTTCGCAACCAACTCCGCAGCCGGCATATCCTGACCTTGGTGACGTTCGTCTCGGCCTCCTCGCTGACAGTCAGCATGGCGAGGGCAATGTGTGAGGCACGCCCCCGCTTCACGAGGTGGTAGAGCGTCTCCACCTCGCCCCGCGGGGATGGTACCGGACGCCCCGCCAATAGACCGCCGCCGGGTCGCGCTGGACGATCAGGCCGAACCGCTCCACACGGTCCGGCCGATCAGCCCCGCAATGGGGGCAGCATTCGCTCATGCCACGCCCGCCGCGTTCATCAGTTCACCTGCGGGATGACAGGTGGCACCGCTTCAGGCGTGGCGAGCAGGCGGGCGCGCAGCGTGGGGTAGGGCACGTCTTGGAGCGCGATGCCCTGCTCGATCGCGATGGCGGCTGCGATGGCGAGCGACTGCCCCACCTGGGCGGCGAATCCTTCCATCCGGAAGGCGCCCCACGAAGAGTGCGTGGCGGCAATCGACCAGCACGTGCCCATGTTCGGCGCGATCGACTTGTCGGGGCAGCACACCTCGAACGGCAGGGGCGTCTTCTTATCGGTGCCGCCGCTCCGATTGTCGAAGAAGTTGCCCTCGTTCTTGACCACGAAGCCGCCGCCGGTCTTCGGGAACGCATAGCGCTGGTTATGGTGGCTATCCATCGGATAGGCGGGCGCGGCGACCGTGTTGATCGAGATGCGCGGCGTGGTACCGTCGGCCGCGATCGCGTCGTTAGCATCCCACCGGGCCCCGCCGATGCCGCCCACCATGCGGCGCATCTCGCGCACGTACAACTGACCTGGGAAGTAGGGCAGGCCGTTCGGGCCGATATCGTAATAGTGGTCGTCGGCGACGCCGTAGCTGTCCCGGAGCGCGGTCACCAGCGACGAGGGGATACGGGGATCGCCGCTGTAGATGATATGGTAGACCAGCCCGAGCATGTTGGCGCGCACCGACGTATAGATTGCCAGCCGGTCCGGCATGCTCTGCCCCGCCGTGACGTAATCCGTTCCCGAGCCCATGAGGTCGGTCGAAAAGCCGCCGGTGTTGTTGGTGTCGAGGGTCGACTTGTTGAGCAGGACGGGATTGAAGAAGTCGTTCACCTCCGCCGTTTGGCTCCCCGCCGTCATGGCGGCGCACAGCCGCCCGACCAGCTCGTATTTCGCGGCGCTGTACCCCTCGGGAGGGCCGGACGCGAACACCTGCGACCAAGGCACCCACCGCGCCTTCGCGGACACCCCGCGCATGGTCCAACGGAAGTTGTAGGCCTGCACCGCGCCATCCGCCGCCCCTTCAGCAAGCGAGGGTGGGTATCCCTTGACGCCAGCTACGAAGCCGCTGGTCGAATCGCCTGGCGTCAGAAACGGATCGATGTCGTACAGCGTGCCCGGGACGTTGGGGTTCTTGGCGAACTGGTGAACGTTGCCCTTATAGTCGGTGCTGGCGCCACGATATCCGTTCGTGACCTCGCCCCCGCCGCCACTGGTGCGGCTGATCTCGCGCCCGGTGGTGACCGGCACACCGCGCAAGAACAGGACATCGCCCTCGTCACTCGCGTCGATCACGACCTTGCCGGTGAACGACCTGCCGTCCGCCGTAGCGATCGTGTGCGTGCCATTGGTATAGGTGACCGACGTCGGCGCGCCGCCGGTGAAGAAGATGGGCACGGCCTGACCGCCAGATACGGACGGGTCGAGCGCCTGGCGAAGAACGCGGTTCAAGCTCACGGGCTGGAAGTTGAGCACCGTATCGGTCGAACCGTCGACCTTCTGCGCGCGCCGGATGAACTCGTAGGGGAGGCCGCCCAGCGATGTGGTGTCCGACAGGTCGATCGCGCCCAAGCCGTTGGAAGAGACACCGCCGATGTCGAGCACGCTGAACTCGTTCCACGCGCCGATGATCGCCACGCTGCGGCCCTGACGCTTGGCCTCATAGGCGGTGCACACGCCGCGGAACGTGGCCCCATAGACCAGCACGTCATAGTCGGAGGTGTCGACGGCGAAGTTCGGATCCTTGATGTCCGGATCGCCGTAGAAGACCGCATCCGCCATGCCGCGGAAGGCCCGGTACATCATCTCCATCTGCGCGTCGGAGAGCGCCGCCGCGAAGAACCCGCCCAGGATGCCCGCAGACGACGCAGCGGTATCGCCCGGCACGGCGAGGAAGCGCAGTGTGGTCGAGGAGGTGGACGCGACCGAAGCCGTCGTGGCGGTCGATACCTTGCGGGCGTTCTTGTAGACGGCGACGGCATTCGACGCCGAACGGGTCGCGGCATGAAAGCCCGTGCCATCCCAATCCGCCGTCGTACCGGTTACGCCGACCGAAGCCGACATCATGCGCGCCGACATGGTGTTGCTGTTGACATTGTTCAGCGGCGCCAGCGCGATGCCCGCCGTCCCGTCCCGCGCGCCGAAGTCGCTGGAGCCGGACGCGGCGGCGGCGGTCCGAAACACGCCGATGCTGAAGCTGTTCTGCGGCACTGCCGAGAGCGCGATCCCGGTGTCGAGATAATGCGCCGTGCCGGTCGACTTCCAGCCCACAGCCGTCCCCAGCGGATCGGCACCACCAACCGCCATGCGCGGCGACGCGAAGGTCGGCGATCCGACGATGGTCAGGCTGCCCGTGCCGGGGTTGCGGATGTTGATCAGGCTGTGGGCCTGCACCTCGCTTGGCCAGTAGATGTGGGTGCTCTTGTCCCAGGCGCCCGAATCCTTCAGGGCCTTGACCCAGCGGTTCATCATGTAGCGTCGGCGGATGTTAACCGGCGTTCCGGTCGCCTCCATCGCCGCTACCGCCGCCATCGTTTCGGGCAGGAGGGTAAAGGTCGGCAGGACGCCCGAAGCGGTCACCGTGACCGTCGCGCTTGCACCTGTCGCGCCCGCCGCTGCCACCGCCAGGGCGATCGTCCCGGCCGCCGACGCGGATAGCCCGACCACGACCTTCCAGCCATTCGTCTGATCGCCAGCGACCACCAAGCGGCCATCGTTCGGGGTGATCGTCGGGGTGACACCAGCCGGTACGCCGCCGATGTTCGCGACGAGCGTGCCCGCCGCCGAACCTGCCGTGAACGACAGGGGGCCGGAGAGGGTGAGCGATGGCGTCGGGGCGATACCGCCAAGCTGCCGCCCGACCGGGGCGAGAATGCCGAGCGAGGCACCCACCAGAGCCACGCTCAGCGGAACGAAGACCCGTGCCAAAGCGGTGTTGGTCAAGCCGTGCTGCATGACGACTTCGGTCATGTCGGCCTGGCTCAGCGGCGCGCCGGCAGCGAGCGCCCCGGCTTCGCTGGGATTCGCCGCAGCGGCAACGCCCGCCCTTACCGCCGCCGACGCGAGCTCATCGGCGACAGTGAGACGCCGCGGGTTGTTCAGCGGGAAACGCGGGTCGAACAGCAGAATGGTCTTCATCGACTATCCTTCGAGATATCGGGGGAGGATTGGCGGACGCACCGCGCAGGGATCAGCGCGGCCAGGCGTCCCAAAGCAGTCGGCGCTTGGCGTCGCAGTCGGCGAGGTCGAACCGACCATCGCGAATGGTGGCGTCGTCGTCGGCCGCCGTGGCGCTACCGTCCGGCTGGCGGTGCTGCGCCGTCGGTCGGCACGGCTCCCCCGCCGCGGACGGAGGTGGCGGGATCTCGGGCGAGTGCGGCATCGAGCGCGTCGATGTCGCGCACCCGGTCAGCGTCGCGGCACAGAGCGCGACCAGCATCAGTTTGCGCATAGCGAGTGACCGTATCTTTCGAATGGATGATGAGGGGCTGCCGAGCAGCGAGGGCGGCGGCATAGGTCTGCGCGGCGGTCGCTTGCTGCTGGGCGAAGCGAGCCTTGTCCGCCAGTCTGGCCTTATCGGCGTCCGCGATCGCAGCAGACCATGCCGCCCGTTCGTTCGTCAGCGTCTGGAGATGGTCAGCGCGAAGATGATCCAGGCGCGAGGCCCATAGGCCCAGCGCCAGCACGATCAGCGCGGGCCAGAACCGACGAAGCAGGGCGAGCCCAGTCACGCCTCGTTCTTCGATAGAGGCCCACCGGAGGCCGACAGCCGCACCGGCTTGCCGATCACCGGCAGGCCAGCGGGCCAGCGCCGTGCGATGCACCGATCCTTGCCGATGGGCACAATCGACACAGCGTCCTTTTGATTGCCGCCCAGGACACGATAGGCGTCCGCATCCTCGCCGACATAGAAGCCGACGTGCCCGCCGCCCTCGCGCGCGAAGACCAGCACCGCGCCCGGTGCCAGCGCATCGGCCGCGATCGGCTTGCCCCAGGTCGCCCACGCCTTCGCCCGGACCGCGATCGGGGGAGGCGTCAGCCCGGCTTCGGTCACGCACTTGGCGGCGAACAGGCCGCACCACGGCACGCTGTCGGCATTGAACACCATGCCCAGCAGCTTGGTACCCAGCGTCTTCGCCCATCCCATGATGGTCGGATTGTTCGCGGGGCCCGGCGTTTCGCGCACGCCAAGTTTCGCCCGCGCGGCGGTCAGCCACGTTGGTTCGGTCATCGTCAATGTCCTTTTGTTGGAGACGGTTATCTCAGTCGGCGCTATGCCGATTGGACCGGGCCAGCTTCCCCCCGAAGCGCCCGGTCGCAGGGCCTGCCCTTTCTCCCAAGTGGCAGGCCCTGCATTTCCCTCATTCTGATTTTGACGCTTGCTCTGCTGGACCCGTGCCGGTGGTCACTGGCGGCAGCTTGTCGAGCGCGGTCGCCAAGTTCGCATCCTGCTGAGCGCTGCCATTCTTCCCGACCTGAAGCACCGCCGCGACGGCTGCGCCGACGATCGGGCCCAGACCCGTGAAATAGCCATCGACGAAGCGGGTGTTGTTCGATGGCACCTCATGGAAAAAGGCGGCACCGGCGAGGGCAAGATATCCGAGGATAAGCACCAGAGCGATGACGTAGCGCCAATGGCGGTCGACGTCGGTCATGACGGGTCCTCCGTGGTCATAGGGACGATGCGCGCAGCAGCGATCGCGCCCTTCTCAGCGACTTCGTTCGCCTCCTGGCGTTCGCGCATCTGCCGCACGCGCGCCGCAGACTCCCGCGCCTTGGCCGGGTCCAGTTCGATCAATGCCAGCAGCATGGTCAGACACTGGTCGAGGTTGTTCATCCGGTGGCGCATGATCTGGATTTCGGCGGAATGCTGGGCCCGCTCCTGTTCCAGCTTGGCTTCGTGCTGGACCGCCTGGCGGTCGAGGCGGCTTTCCAGGTCGGCGATCCGACGGCCCATACCTTCCATGTCCGCGCGCCGGGTATCGCGGGCGATGATCTGCCACGGGCCCCACTGGCGCACGATCAGCGACACGACACCGATCGCGGCCAGGATGACACCGGTCCAGACTCCAGCGCGGATCGAACCGCCCGCAGCCGTCTGCACAACTGCTTCAGCAGCGCTCGCAGCGGCGGTCACGTCGCAGGCCGACCAGCTGCGAAGCTTGCATTATCCATCGATGTCACTCCGTTGGTGGTCAGGCGTTCTTCGGGGCGAGTGCCGCGATTGACGCCTCCAGCTGTGCCAGCCGCCGGCGCTGATAGGCGGCCTCGATCGCCTGGCATTCATCGTAGCGAAGGCCCCACCGGTCACCTGCTGGAATGGCGGGGCGGGCAGGGGTGATGATCTCGCCTTCCTCGTCGCGCACGGCGGCACGCGCCGGGGTTGCCTCCCATTCGTCGAAGCACAGAAGCCCGATATCGCGGGCATCGAGATTTCGCGCGGCGAAGGCGTCCCGCACCTCTTGGGCGACTAGGCCGAGGTGCCAGCGGGCATCGTCGCCCTTGGCTGCAATCGCGTCATTGAACTTGAAGCGGCGCCATTGGACGTCGCCCCACGCGTCGAGCCACTCGTCCGGAATTTCCCCGATATCGTCTTTCTCGCGCTGGTCCGAGGTGTTGATCGAGCCAGTCCCCGCATAGACGGTAGACCAGCGAGTGGCCGCCGAACCCAGGGTCTGCCCGTTGTCGGTGCCTGGCCGCACGTGCCCAGCAGCCTCAATCACAAATTTCGGGGTGCCATTCGAATACTGGACGAGGATGCGCCCATCGGTCTTCCAGAGCCAGCCAGCGACACCGTCGCTGGGGATGAGCACTTCGTTGACGTTGCCCGTCCAGGTCAGGCCCTTGCCGGTATCGAGCGCCAGACCGCCGACCACCATCTGTCCGACGCGTGCGGCATTAGCATAGAAAGACGTGCCGGCCGGCCCGATCAACACGGTATCGGCGCCGCCGCAAACAATCGACAGGACGTTGTCGTTGTAACGGCGGATTCCGGTGTCCTGATCTACCGCGAAACTGATACCCGGAGCGGCCAGGGATCCATCCCCGAAACGCCCGGCCAGTGCCCCGGACACCCATTGGCTGATCTGCGTGAGGAACTCGGTCAACTTCGTCGCGGCGGACTGAGCGAACCCCTGATTGGGTTGAACGCTGTAGGCCTGACCAGCGGCAGTGCCTCCGAGATAGGGCGAGCCCAAGGTGATCTGCGCATTGCTGTCGACGGACAGCACCTCATAGGCTCGCCCATCGGGCAAGTTGATGGCGTGACCTATCTGGACGTTGTTGACCCATGCGGTGCCCGAACCGGTGATCACGGCAGAGCCGTTCGTCACCGCGACCGTGCCGGCGCGATACCATGCCATAATGATGCTCCTGATTTAGCGCTTGAGCTCGGTGATCGCGAGCGTGTGAGTGACGTTGTACCTGCTGCCGCCGCTGCCGCTGTCGACCGAGTAGACGACGTAATATCCGCGCTGACCAGCCCCGAGGCGCTCGATCGCAAAGAAGGTGACGGGGGCGGAATCAGCCTGTGACGGAGATTTATAGAGGCCCGAAACTGCCGTGCCGTCCGACCGGAACAGTTGCAGCCGGAGCGGCTGCGCACCGTTCGCGGTGCGGGTCACCTGGGCGCATACGTCGATGCGTAGAACGCCCCCGGTGCTATTGATCCGGGTCACCCCGCTTGCCTGCGCGCCGTCGGCGCTGACATCGGCGACGGACTGGACATCGGTGATCGTGGTAGAAAGCGCGTTGCCGACGATCTGGTCGGTATCGACCACGCCAGCCGCGATGCGCTTGACCCGAACGTTCGGCATCTCGACAGCGCCGTCATCGGCAATTGAGAAAACGACCGTCGCACCGGTCGCGCCCGCCTTGGCGATCTTGAAATTGTCGACGACGAAGACCGCATCGGTTCGCCCCCCGCCATTGTTGAGGGAAAATCCCGTGACGGCGCCGTTGCTGTTGAACTCGACCCCGTAGCGCAGCATCAGGCCGTCGATGGACTGGCCATATACCGACAGGGTGCTCGTGTGGTTTCCGACCGTCGACGACAGCGTCGTCAGGCTGCCTGCGACCGAAGTGTTGATCCCTGATTGCGCGACCAGAACCTGATTGACCTGGGCGAGCGTCCCGTTGGTCGAGGTCCTGTAGGTGGCAAGGTCGCTTGCGATGGCCTGGTCAGCGGCGATCTGGGCAGCCTGAACCGACCCAACCATGGCGGTGACAGCGCCGATCTGGACCCCCAGCTGTAGCGAAAGTGAGGCGATCGCACTGGTGTTGCTGTCCGTCTTCGCCGTCAATTCGGTCTTAGCCGCGGCAACAGCGGTCAGCGCCATCTGACCTGCATCCCAACCGGTCAACGCCGCCAGGATGTCGTTCCCGCCTGCGACATCGCTTTCGGCAGGCGCGCGGCGGCTGGCGGTCACCGCGTTGGTGATCGATGCCACGTCGAGGACATTCAAGGTCTGCTCGGCAAGCGTCAGGCGGGCGCCCATGGTGTCGACCACCGTCTGGCTGGCCTTGGTCGTGATCAGCGCGTTCAGCGCGTCGAGCGATTGGTTGATGGCCGTGACAGACCCCTGCAGCCCGGTCACTACCGTCGCATCGGCCTTCAACTGGATAGATGCCTGGAGGCCGGAAATGCTCGTCTCTGCCGAGGTCAGCCGGACGAAGATGGAATCGAGATCGACGTCGCTTCCGTCCAGCTGCGCTTTCAGGATAGCCTGATCGACATAGTTGACGGTCGCCTTCAGGTCGATCGACGCCAGCGCTGCGTTCAGCGTCACCGACAGCTTGCTGATTTGGTCAGCCCTGCTCTCGATCGCGAACAGCTTCGCCACCCCGGAATCGGGATCGGTGAATAGTCCCGCGTCACGGAAAACGTTCTGGACGATGGCTTGACCGGTTGCCAGCTGCGCGACGGCAGCGGACAGGGACGCGAGGTCGTTCTCCAGCTGACGGCGCGCGACCGCGTTGACTGGGTCGAGGTCGATCAGGTTCAGCTTTCCGAGCGCGCGGGTGGTGCCGCCGATCGTCGCTGTAAGCATCCCATCCTCGCTCAAGCTAAGCGCGCTGTTCAGCACCTCACCCGGCTGGATGATCTCGCCCATCGGGTTCTTGATGTTCTCCCCGATAGTGCCGCCCACGGTCGCACCGGGCTCGGGTCGATTGGGCCCGGTGACGGCGTCGAAGTCGACGGCAGGGCCCGCGGTCACGACCGGACCGATAACGCGTCGGCCACCGGTCACCCCGTTCCGCTGATACGACACCGCCACCTCATACGCGGTCCCACTGCGAACGCTGGTGATCTCGGTGCGCGTCGCCCCTACAGGCCACACGCCCGCAGCAGTCCAGCCCGCACCGAGCGCCTGGCCAGTGACGAAGGGCCGATACTCGATCACGACCGCATCGGCGGTGCCCGCATCGACTGCACCGGTCACGACGAGGGCAGGCACGGTTTGAGCGGCCGAAATCAGGCTGGTCGCGGTGATCGCCCAGGCGTCGATGGCGGGGACCGGGACGAGCGGCGGCCCGGTAACGCCGGGCGTCGGGGGCGGGGTCGCGGTCTGCCCGAGGGCGAACGGGTGCTTGGCCGCCGTCTCGCTGCGCGCCGTGAACGTCGTGACGCCGCCCGCCGGGTCGAGATCGCGGTTGAGAAGAAGAATGGGTTGCCGGTTCAGGCCCACCTCGGGCAGGTCGGCGGTGACGCAATCGCCCGGCTTGTAGCCCATCCAGAACAGCTTGAGCGGCAGCGTGATCGGCCCGAACTCGCGCGAATTCTCGATGTCGTAGCGGACCGCCGTGCCGATCTGCTTCGTGTTCTGGATGAACGGATAGTCGAGCACCTTCGACCGCTTGCCGCCGTCCTCGGCGATGTGCTCGGCGATGCTGATCGGCGAGCCGGGCAGGAACTGCCAGTTGTTCTCCTCCAGCCGGTATCGCGGCGTGACCGTGTTGATGCGGTTCCGGCGCGGCTGGGTGGCCGCGACCCGCGCCTGGCCGATGACGTCCTGGATGGTAACGGTCGCGAGCGACACCTTGGGCGCATTCACAAGGCAGCTGATCCGCGCGCCGAGGGGCATGGGCTCGCCCATCCCGGCCTGCAGGATCTTCTTCATCGTCGCCCACTTCTCGTCGCGGGAATAGATCATCCCGCCACAGGTCCAGCCATTGGCGGCGGCGATGTTCCGGCCCTCGACGAATGCGGCGACGTCGATCAGCCGCCACGGCGAACCCATGCCCATCACGCGCTGATAGGTGCTGTTCGGGTTGCTGACGTCGCGCTGCCAATAGCCATGCGCCCAGCGCAGGCCGAGCAGATAGGGGTTCTCCGTCCACTCCCACGTCGCCATGGCGGCGTCATAGGCGGCGGTATCGGCAGGGTCGGCCATGCGGTGAGGCCCGTTGCCGCCCGGATAGGTGCTGTCTTTCGTAGGATCGTATGCCAGCGCGCCGCGCACCGTCCACATCGGGGCGGGCACGCCGTTCTGATACAGCTTGGCCTTCGTGTCGAAACGCAGCGTCCATGTCGCCGCAGCCTTGCCCGACAGCTTGAAGTCGGCGCCAACGCCCGGCGGCGTGCCGGCACCCGCACCGAATGCCAGGGCCGGGCTCGCCAGCGCGCCGAGTTGGGTCATCGACCACATGAAGCCCGCGAACGCGCCGATCGCCGCGCCGGTGCTGTTGTACGATACCGGCACCCGGTCGACCGTCTGTCCCTCGATAGCGGCGATGGGCCCCAGCGACAGTACTGCGGCAAACGCCTGGCGGTCATTGTCGCCCGCGTCGCGCGTGTCCCACCCACGGCGCATGACGATGTCACCCGCCGTGCCCGTTCGGCCTTGCGCGAGCGGGACCCCGGCGTCGGGATCGGCGGAAAAGCTGGTTTGGGAACCGGTCGCGTCGGCGGCGGATGGCTTCTTGGCTGTCAGGCCCGCAGCAAGCGACAGCCCAGCTGCCGCGGCCGAGGCTACGGATGCAATGGTGGCAACGGACGCAATTCCTGCCACCGACGTCGCGGCAGCGGCGGTTGCGCCGATGACGGCTCCAACTCCTGTTGCTGCAAGCGCGACCGCGCCCACAACAATGGCGGCTGTCTTGAGAACCTTTGATATGGCAGCCTCCTAATTCGGGAGATCATCATGCGATTCGGGATCGCGACCTTGGCGCTGCTCCTGTCTTGGAGCGCGCCAGTCTGGTCGAAAGACGGGGATATCAAAGTCGACATCAACGGATCGACGTACCGCGTCTCGGTCAAAGGGGACGTAGTAACCGTTGCGAAAAAGAGTCTGTTCGTGGCCATGACTATTGATGAACGCGACGCCCAACGGGCAGCGGTTCGGAAGGCGACGGGCTGTAATATTTATGACGAGATCGCAAATGGGGCTCGCCTTAAGGGCAAGCTTAATTGTGCGCCAAAAGACGTGACGCACTGAAGATTGCCGTCATTCCAATTCGAATAAACACGAGGGAAACTGATTATGATAATTTTGGCCGGACTTGCGCTTTTCGCTTTGGCTGACACGCAGCCGACATATCTAAAATGCACAATCAATGGCGCAAAGGGGCCAGTAGAAAATTTACTTCTCGCCGATGAAGCGAATCAATCGGTGACGTTAACCGTAACTTTGACAGGACATTCTGAAAAAATGTTTGCAGTATTCAGTCCGGAGGAGGTTTCCTTCCAATCCAAGATTGGTGGGGTCGCAACCGTGACAACCACAATAAACCGTGTCAATTTATCGGTAACCAGAACGCTAGTGATAGGAACCACTCCACCTCGGACCGATACTGGCTCATGCACGGTCGAAAAGGCTCCCAAACGAGCATTCTAAGAAACTGCCGTGGCATTTTGCTTTGCCCCGGATGGCGGCGAAGGGCGGCGGTTATCTGCCGCCCTTCAATTACCTCAAATTGAGGTAAAGGCTTTACCACCGATGGTGGGGAAGGGCTTGAAAGCTTAGATCGCTCTCCAGGCGGCGACATACTCGACCGGCTGAAGAACCGCCGCTCCAACGGCATCGGCGTGATACCCGACCACTCGGCCATTGCCGAGGGCCACGACCAGCGCGCCCAACTTGTCCTCGGCGGGCAGCGCCAGCACATCGCCAACGATCGCCGCAGCAGGCGCGATGCGTTCTAGGCCCATGGCGTCCAGCGCGTCAGCCAGGCTGGCGTGCCCCCGCTCGTCAAGCGCCTTCAGCGCACTTCGGATAGTCCGATAGGAGCCCGACGCGGGCAGCTTTACCTTGTGACCGAGACGGCGAAGGTGAGATGCGGTCATGCGGACGCAATCGGAGGTGCCGAGGCGCATGGGACGGGTTGACCACTGGTCCAGCGTGGCCTGCGCTGCGCGGGTGCGGATGATGAACAGATCGTCGGTCATTGCTCGACCATCCGGCCGCCACCGCCGGCAGAACCTGTCCCGCCGCCGCTGAACGTCTGCACCGCGCCCTGCACGCCAGGCACGCCCCAATAGACGGTCTCCGCGACACCTGTGACGAAATCCAAGCCCGCTTCATTCGGGAAGATGCTGCGATGGTGCCCGGCCGACAGGCGGGCGCTTTCGTCATCCTCGAACAGGCGCTCGAAAACGCTGGTCACCTCATACTCGACGGTTCGCCCCTGGTCGTCCGCGCCCAAGGTGGGCACGTCGACCTCGCCCGCGAAGATGAGGTGAGGATCGGGGATGACGGCGCCCGTCGCGGGATTGACCGCGCCGACATAGATCTCGACCGCCGCTCCCTGCATCGAGGGAGCGGCCAGCGCCGCCGCCGCTGCGTCACCGGCAGGAAGCAAGGTCAGTCCGATCGCAGGCGCGCTATCGCCGACGCCATCGGTCAGATTTTCGACGTCGGAGATGACGCCATAGGTCGGGTCTTCGCCGACATAGGTCTCGCCACCGAAGCGGATGACGCCCGAGCCGTCGATCAACCGGATCGTGCCATCGGGCAGCGTGATCTTCACCGCACCGAAGACGGTCGGCGAGTCCTTGCGCAGTTCGGCGTCGAGCGCGGGGGTGAGCGCGGTCATCAGAAACGCTCCGTAATGGTGATGGTGGGGATCTTCGACTTGGCGATCGTCTGCTCGATATCGATGCTCGCGCCGGAGACGATGCCTTCGATGTACGGCTTGGCGACCTCGACGACGGCGGCATCGGTGGTGACGATCCGAAGCATAGGGTCCAGGGTGATGGTCAGAACACCGCCCGATGACGCGACAAAATCGCCCGCGGCATTGTGCAGGTAGCGCCGGCCGCCATGGATGATGCTGAAGAACTGGCCTTCCCGTAGGACATAGCCGCCGGTGAAGCCGCGCAGCACCAGCACGTTGCCCGCCTGATTGGCCCCGTTGATCACCGGGTTGCCAGGGTTGCCGATGTCGAGCCCGGGCTGGGGCACGGGGAACAGCGCGCCCTCGGTCTTCGCGCGGCGCAGGCGGGCGATCAGGATGCGGCCATCGGGCTCGGGCTTCAGGCGGGGATAGGTGATGTCGAGGGCGAAGCGATTGCCCAGCCGGTTCAGGCGCTGATACCCGCCTCCCATGGGGGCTTTCTGATCCGAGCCCCAGTCGAGCAGCTTGGGCACCGCCACCTGGGGCAAGCGGGGCTGGGGGAGTTCGACCGCCATAGATCAGGTCCCCGGCAGGCGTCGGCGAGCACTTCGGCTTGCGTTGCGCCCTGCCATAGCCGCGCCGCCAGCTGCACCACGCACCGCCGCACCGGCACCGATCGCGTTCATCTGGTCAAGCAGATCCTGCGTCATCACGGCCCCCCGCAGGTCGAAGTGGAACTGGGCAGCGGGAGCATTGTCGTTCCCAGCCAGGATGCGACGGGTCTGCCCCGCGGGGATGACCTTGCTGCCGAACGGAAGCTCGGCGATCTCGGGCCCCATTTCGCCGACCAGAGCGCGACCGCCCGACCAGTGCTGAGTCCCCGTCGCCAGGCCCCGGAAGATGCCGGTTTCAGCTGCCGACACACTTGGCAGGTTTGCGCCAGCCGTCAGCAGGCTGATCGACGAGTTCGCTGCGGACGCACCGCCAAACAGCTTGGTCAGGCTCCCCATGACACCGCCCAGGGTCGGGGCGTCGCTGTTGCCGTTGATCATGTTCTTCAGCGGGTTGAGCAGCGCGAGCTTGATGAACTCGGTCCGGAGCATGCTGAGGATCGTCTTACCCGCATTCCCCCAGCTGGACCAAGTATCCTCCGAGAGGACCGCGTCGACGAAATCCACGCCGAACCCGCGTAGCTCTTCCATAGACTGCGTCGTGCGGTCGATCTCGGCCTTCAACGCGGCCTGCGCATCAACCCCGGAAAGGATCGCCTGCACGTCGTGTTCGGCCATCTCCGGAAACCGCCGCCGGATGTCGAGCATGATGCGCAGCTTTTCCAGCTCTGCCGACCGGACATTGTCGTTCGCACCGACCAGCTGCAATTCGCGCTGGGCGAGGGTGACGGCATCTTCCTGACCGCGCAAGGTGTCGATGATGTACCGGGCCTGATTGGCGCGAGCCTGGGCGGTGGCCTCGGCGACGCGCTGGGCCACCAGATCGCGGGTCCGGTCGGGATTGAAACGGCCCGCCTGCGCCTCCGCCTCTGCCTGCCGCCGCGCCGCCGCGATGGCGGCCTGCTCGGGCGACCGGCTCATGTCGAGGATCGAGGCCTTGATTTCGGCGTGCCGGCGCTTGGTGGCATCGATGGCCGAAATAGCGGCCCCCTCAGCCTCTACGGCATTCTTGCGGGCTAGCGCTTCACGCTGGGCATCGATCTGCTTGTTCAATTCGGCCAACGCTTCGCCCTGTGCTATCGTTCGCATCTTCAGCAGGGGGCGCAACGCAGCCTCTTCGGCCAATGCGCGCCCCATGTCGGCAACAGGCAGAACGCCCGCAAGAACCTGCGCGTTGACCGCCGCCCGTGCGTCACTCTCTTCGCGAAGCTGCGCGATGCTCTTTGCGTTGGTGACAAGCTGGTCGCCGACCATCACCGCTAGCTGGCGCCTGGTTTGCGCGTCGCCGTCGATTCCCTTCTTGGTCGCGTCCGTGAGCCCCTTGCGGGCAGCCTCGGCACGCATAGCAGCGTCACCGCCCGCCAGATAGGCGCGGGCCAGATCAAGCGAGGCCTGGGCGTTGACCTCCATGGAGGCGGAGTCACGAGCGAGGCTTTGCTGACGGGCATTGCTGTGCTTGCGATCAGCCTCGCGGGCGGCGTCCAGCGCCTTCTCTCCGGCGACGACACGGTCCCGATATTGGGCCTCGGTGATTGTGCCTTTCGCCAGTTCCTCGCGTCCGCTTTTGCGGATGGCGGCGAGGGATCGTTCCGCCTCGCCGGTCTTTCCGGCAGCGGCCAGCACACGCGCTTCACCATCAACCCGATCGGCTAATTCGTTGGCACGCAAGCGGCTGTCTTCGACCACCAACCGATCGCGATTCCGCCGGGTGTTGCTGATCTTCGCCTCAAGATCGATCAGCGCCTTTTCCTGTTCCTGGATCGCCTTCATGTCGCCAGGTATGCGCGACGCAGCAAGATCGCTGCGATCACCCCCAGCGCGCGAACGCGCCTGCGTCTGGGCAAGCATGGCCTTCGCCAGATTGACCTCTTCAATCGCACGGGTCCGGGCCGCGTCAGCGGCTGCCAGATTGGCGTTGGCGACGCCAATCGCCTCGGCGCGGACCTGGCCCTGCGTCTTGATGGACTGGCCAAGGGTATCGAGCAGCACCTTGTTCGCGGCATCAAGCGCTTCGACCGAGCCGACCTGCACGGACTGAGCTTCCGTAGCTTTGTCCGCACCATCGCTGGCTTCCATATATTTGGACGCCAGCATGCCGAGGATCGTGACGCCGCCAATGATCACGGCACCCCAAGGGCCGAGCATCAACGACAGCAAGCGCGACTTCGCACCGGCCAGACCTGTCGTCGCAACCGCGTTGGCCTCGGTCGCAGCCGTGTTCGCGCCCGTTGCAACGCTGTTTGCCTCCGTTGCGATGGTGGCACCGGCAGTGGCGCCTGTCTGCGCCGTGCGCGAGGCCGTGTTGCCACCGGTCGCAGCGGTATTGGTTTCAGCAGCAGCGGTTCCCGCGCCCATCATGGTCGTGAGACGCTCGGACGCGCCGGTCGCGGCGTCGAACGCATCATTCGCGCCGCCTAGCGTTTCGCTCATGCCGCCGATTGCGTCGCTGACCCCTGCGGCGCCGCCCTTGCCGCCCTCACCAGTGCCATCGCCCACGATGAGGCCGATTGCTCCCATGAACTGGCTGGCTTGCTGCGACACCACGCGAACCGCATCGCCGAAACTGCTGATCGAGGTGGCCTGCGAGGCAATATCGCCGATCTGATAGGATAGCTGCTGATAACCGGCTTTCTGCGCACCGAGTGACTGGGTCACGCCATCACGCGCACGCGTGGACTCCTCCAGCTCGTCGGTCAACGCGCGTTCGACCTGGGCATAACGATCAGCCGATAGGCTGCCCGCCTCCAGCAGTTCCTTCGCCTCGCGCATGCCCAGGTTAAAGCGCTGCTGGGCGGCATAGGCCGGGTCAATCGCCGATATGAGCGACCGGGTCCGCGCTTCCATTCGCTCCTGCTGCGCGAGCAACTCGCGAAATGCGTCGGCCGACTCCCGCGCCGAACCCACGCCGCTGTTGAAACCGGTTCCGGCCTGTCGATCCAGCCGTTGCTGCATCGGCGTAGAGGTGTTGGCGGCAGCGCGGTCGACTGGCTTGCTTTTCGCCAGTGCGGCCGAAGCGCGAGCCTCCACTTCCAGAAACTGATCAAGGCTTATGCGCTGCCTGTCCATAAGCTCGGCAGCCTCGCGCACTTCCGCATTATACCGGTCCTGGGCGGCAGCGGCCGGATTGAGCGTCGCGATGAGTGCTTGCGCGCGAGCGTCGAGTTTGTCCTCGATATCGAGTAATTCGCGGAACGCCGAAGCGGACTGGCGCGCAGACCCCTCCCACTGACCAAAACCCGTGCCGTTGGCGTCGTTGACGCGCATCTGCACGGCGGTCTGCGGCAAGATCGCGGCCAGCTTTTCAGCCGCACTCGCCTGGCGCCGCATGGCGGCTTCGACATCGTCACCCGCACGGTCGAAGGACCGGGCCCACCGCTTGGCCGTCGCATCGCCGCTGCCGGCGATCTCCTCCATGTCGGCCTTGATCTGCGCCTTGCCCTCGGTTCCGAGGCGGATTGATACGCTACGTCCCATTCGCATCCTCCCCCTCGTCATCGCCCGGGCTATCGTTCAGGCCCGCAATGACCGCGCGATCGGCGGCGGGCAGCACATCGGCCAGCATCTCGACATCGATCCCGCGCGCCTGGCCGACGGCCATAACCGCCCCATAATCAAGCGCGAACGGCGTCCCCATGCCCGCGATCCGCAACTGCCGGCCGCAGTCGGTCAGGACCTGCCAGACATCTTCCTCTTCGGCGGTCTCGGCTTCTTCGACCCGGTACGGGCAGGCTTCGCAGCGCCCTTCGGCTTCGCTGTCACACGAGAGCTGGCAGTATTGGCCGCCGGCGTCACCGCCTCCCCAGTGCCAATTGGCGAGGCGGCGAAGCCGTTTTTTGCCCGCTCCCGAGCGGCGAAGGGCATGACATAGTCGCCATCGATCGCGTCGAAGGTGACGACGTCCGATAACACGATCGCCAGATTGTCGGGCGTGAACGGCAATGGGTCGAAGATCGGCTGATTGTCGTCGGTCAGGATTGGGTTGCCGTCGTTGTCGACACGCTGAACGCTGACGTCGCGCCAATCCTGCAGCCCCTCCATGATCAGCGCCTCGGAGAGCGCATCTCCAAGCTCCTCCAACTGGGCAGCTGGATCTGCATCGCTATCCGCTTCCGCTGGCGCGTCGCGTCCCGAATCGCGAAGCTTTTTGATCGCGGCCCTGCGAGCCCGGCGCATCATCAGGCGGTCGATAGGGGCGAAAAGGAACTGAGCCCCCATAATGGTCCGCCATTCAGGGCCGATCGGTTTACGCGGCGCGATCAACATCAGTAGGATGCCACGTCGGTCTTGAGTGTCGCGCTGACGCTAAAACCACCCGCGCCGCGTGCCGCCTGCCAGTTGAACTGCGCCTGGATGCCGTTCGGACCGGTGATCGAGCGCTTGGGCTTCGGCAGAAACACGCGCGGCACGGTGAAGAGCAGGGCATAGCCGTTGCCCAGCGACCAGCCGAACACCAGGTCGACCGGCACGCCGCTGGTTGCGGACGTCAGGAGCGAGAGATCGGCGAACCGAACGGTGATCGAGCCGTTCGCCTGCGCCATGCCGGGATCGCTGTCCTCGATCCGGCCGTCGGCCTGGATCGTCTCGACCTTCTCCAGATTGTTGGAGAAGGTGAAGTCGGCGCCGACGACGCTACCGAGCGGCTGGCCACCCTTGTTCACATAGCCCGTGGCCTGCGGGAAACGGAGTGTGTCCAGCGCAGCGGGGTTGGCGGGCCCCGCCGTCGTGCCGGCCGGATCGGTCTCGCCGATGCAGATCAGGCTGCAGGTCGCATTGAGCAGGCCCGAGCGCGACATGGCGATACGCAGCTGATTGCCGCGCGCGCCGCGATTGACGGTATAGGCCGGGATCTCGGGCGATCCGATCTCGATCGACATGGACGGCAGCGCTTGCGCGCCCGACTTGAAGACGTGCTGGTAACCGTCCGTCGCGTTGCCGGTGGTCGTGGGATCGCCGAAGAACAGCTTGAGCCAGCGGCCGAAGTTGCGGGCATCGACCGGCACGACGACGTCACCATCGTTGACCGCGACGTCGGGGGTGGGGTCCGACATCTCGCGGCCCTGGCCGAGAAGATCGCTTTCGATCAGCGCACGCTCTTCGCCGAGCGAATGGCTGACGATGGGCAGGCTGAACCAGCCTCCATTGGTCGCAGGGGGCGTACCGGGCGTGGTCTCGAAAGCGCCAATGACCTTGGCGTTCGAACCGCGCGCCCGCTTGGTGGGCGTGAGGGCCATTGCTGTCTCCGTCAGGTAAGAGGGGAGGTGGTGGAATAGGTGGCGACGATGTCGAACAGAGCGCCGCGCTGGGCCTTGGCGTTGTCGGCCGCGATTTCTTCGGTCTCCGGTGCGGCTGCTTCCAGCCACTGGCAAAGGCCGCCGAGAAACCGATCTGCCTCGATCGCTTGGCCGATCGCGACCATCAGCGCGTCGATCATGGCTTCACTTACGGCGACGATCTCGACGCCGAAGCGGTGGTCATAATTATAGGTCAGCGGTGAAAGGTCGACCTCGGGCTCGCCGGGATCACCGGCACGGACGACGATCTGCCCGCCGGGGCCGACCCGCTTGGGCGCGCTGGCGTCATCGTCCAGGCCCAGCACGTCAGCGTCAGGGGCAGCGGTCTTCGCGAGCGCGACCAGCGCCTCGGCGACAAGATATCGCTTCGACTTCATCGGCCGAGCCTCCCGGTAAAGGCGCGCTCGAATGACGCCTCCCACTTCTTCGCGACCGCCTCGATGTCGAGCAGTTTGGGCATCCGCGCCGTGCGGACCAGGACGTACATCAGGGTCAGCTTGGCCGCGCGGCCCTGGCGGAGGCGACCTGCCGTCACCCGGCGCGCGCCGCGCCCGTTGCGGCCGCCGATCAGGTCCATAAACGCGAGCAGGCGACCGCCGCGGCCGGGCCGCACTATGAACTCAGCGTTGAACCGCCCTTCGCATTCGTCCGGCGAGAGGCGTCCGCCTTTGACCTTGCGCCCGCTGCGCCCGACATGGGCGGTAGCCGACGGCACATTGTTGGTCGGAATCCAGAGGTATTTCGATCCGTTGATAGGGCGGATCGTCGCCCCCTTGATGAAACTGTCGATGATGTCCGGCGCGCGGCTCCAGATGTAGCCCGCCGGATTGATGCTGTTCTTCGCGCCGCCGGGGAAGGCACGTGCCGTCCATGTGCGCGACAGCCGGAGGCCGAGGCCGTTCGAGACGACCTGGGCGCGCAACTCGTCGCGCGCCGCTTCCATCGTCTCACGCATGGCCGCCGTGGCGTCCCGCGCGATATCGCCCTCGATGTCGTCCATCACCTTGTCCAGGTCGGCAATGGCGATGGTCATCTTCATGAGGCGGCCACCGCGCCGCAGGTCCAGGTCAGGCCCTCGACATCGAGCATCGGATCGCCGTGGAGGGTCAGAACCTCCGTGCCGATCGTCACCGTCGCGCCGTCGACCGGCTCGGCAACATCGGAAACGCGGATCGCGAGGGTGTTGGTGCCCTGAATGATCCGCTGTCCGCCATAACTCGGATCGGCGTCGGGCTGGCTGCGGATCACCCGGATCGGACGCGCGATCAGAACCCCATCATCATAGACCGCCGCCGCAGAGCCAGGCGCGTTGAATTGCGCGTCCAGCGCTGCGGCGAACGGGTCCATGGGTTACGCGGCGATCTGACCGGTCAGCAGGGCGCGGCCGACCGTATCGGCGGACGCCTGCGCCTGCGCCGCTGCTCCGACCAGGGTGTTATTGGTCGCCGTGGTGGTGAGATTGAACGCCGTATTGTCCCAATACAGCTTCTGACCCGGCGTCCAGGCTCCGGTGGCCTTCGGGGCATCGAACACGCCGACGCGGCGACCTTCGACCGGTGCGCCGGCAGCCGCCGCCGCGAGCGCGATTGCGAAGATGCCGCCAACGAGAAAGCCGTCACCGCTGGCGAGGGCGCGGGGGGCGATCAGCGTCAGCGTCTCGCCGGGCTGCACATAATTGCGTGCCATGATGGTTTACTCCTTGTCCGCCGAGGCCTTGGCCTTCGACTTCGCGCCGGTCGAAGCCTTGGGCTCGACATCGGACTGGTGGGGGGCGGGATCGCTGGCCGGTGCGTCGGGCTTGGCCTCGGAGACCGGCTCGGGCGGCAGGCTGTCGGTCTCGGCATCGGCGAAGTCGGCCGAGACATCGTCGGCTGCCTCATCGCCGATCAGGCGTGCTGCATCGCTGTCGCTGACATGCAGAACGCCCTCGTGCGGGTGCCGCAGCACCCCGGCGACATGGGCCGCCGTCAGAAGTTTCACGAATTTCATGGGTGGTCTCCCAATCGGGAGGGACGGCGCGCCGCCCACTCCCTCAGGTGCGGGTCGGCGTTACGCGCCGGGCTGCTTGTAGGCCGAGCGGAAGTTGACCGCACCGACACCATAGTCGTGGCGGACCTTCCACTCGACACCATCCACGCGCCAGCCGTCCTGGCTGTCGGTGAACGGCTCGGTGACGCCGTTGAGGAACACCACCTCGATCGCGGGTGCGACGTTCGGGTCGGCGAACAGGTAATAGGCCGAGCCGGTCAGACGCGGCGTGTCGACGATGTCCTCCAGCATCCCGTTGACGATGTTCGGGCGCTGGAACTTGTTGACCGAGTCCGGGTCATACTGGCTGCCGTTGACGATGCGCGCCGCACCACCGAGGCCGATCGGGAACAGGCCGATCGCCGGGCGGATGTCGAGGAACTCGTTGCCGCTGATGTCCTTCTGCGACGCCATGGCGACGCGGATGGCATCGAAGGCGGCGACCGTCGGCGCTGCGCCGGAGCCCGCAAGATTGCCGTGGGCGGTGTCGAACAGAGGCTTGCCGTCGTTCATCACCGGGTTGCTGTTGAGCAGGGCATAGACGTCGATTTCGATCGTCAGCTTCGCCGCGCGCCCGAGGTCGACGGCGAGACCGGAGAACACCTCCATGTCGTCGTTGACGATCGCCTGACGGCTCAGGTTGATGATATTGCCCTTCGTGGTGGCGCGGATCTTCTCCTTCGCCAGGTCGGGGATGGGCTTATTCTTGAATTCGCCCGCCTCGTTCACATTGTCGAGGGCGCCGAACGAACCGCGCAGGTACCGGCTGTGATCGCGGAAATCGACGACGGTGCCGGTGCCGCAGAACCGGGTCCAGGTGTCGGGGGTGGTCGCATAGGCCGCCTGCAACACCCGGTGGATAGCGTTTTCGAACAGGACCGGGAAATCGCTGGTGGTCTGGGTGATCACCGCGCCCTGCGAGGTCATCGCCTGGCGAACGATCAGGTCGGGATCGCGGGTGGTGACGTTCACGCCGAGATTGGCGAGCGATTCGCGCGCGAGATCGACGTTGCGGACGCCGCGGAACTCGCCCGGATCGATCTTGACCGTCTCACCCTTCAGCGCCGCCGCCTTTTCGACGAGGTGGGCGACGCCGGCCTTGACGAGCAGCCAGTTGGTCGCGCCTTCGCGAAACTTGTCGCGCTGGTCGACCGTGACGCGCGCGGGGCTGTTGTGACCGATGTTGGCGGCGTCGCCCTGCTCGGCAAGCTTGTCGAGGATCTGCTCGCGGGCAGCGGCCAGCGCGGTGCCGTCGGCGACCAGGCCGTCGATGAATTCGGCGGGCAGCTTGTGCTTGGTGCCGAGCGCGCGAATGCCGGCGGTACGCTGACGTTCGGCGACCACGGCGGCATCGGCGCGCGCCTGCGCGTCGGCTGCGGTGATGGTGTCGGCGGGCGGCTGGTTGTCGCCGCCCGGCTGGTTACCCTGAGGCATGCTGGTTTCCTTCTGCTGGGGCGGAGCGGCGGACGCCGTCCGGTTGCCCGCCATCGCCATCGTGGTGATAAGCGGGCTATCGGGTGCCTTACGGAACCCGAATGCTTTGACGCTGATCGCGGCCTGCACCTCGATGGCGGCACTGATCGACGTGACGAATTTCTGCTCGAGCGCATCCTTGGCGGTCAGCCAGGTCTCGGCGTCGAGCATCGGGACCAATTCCTCCGCCGAAAGGCCCGTGCGCGCGGCGTATATGCCGACGAGCTGGTCGCGGATGCGGTCGAGTTGGTCTGCGGCGCGGCGGAGCTCAGCGGCATCGCCGCATGCGCAATCCCACGGATTGTGGATCATCATCAGGGCATTGTCGGCCATGATGGTTTCGTCGCCCGCCATGGCGATGATCGACGCCATCGACGCGGCCAGGCCATCAATGTGGCAGGTGACCTTTCGGCCTTTCTTCTTCTCGCGAATGACCGCGTTGAAGATGGCCAGCCCCTCCATGACGTATCCGCCGGGGCTGTTGATGCGAACATCAAGGTCGTCGTCGCCGTCGCTGATCATCGGGACGAGCGTGTTCGCATCGAGACCGTCCCAGCTGTCGCCGACGATCCCATAAATGAGGATTTCAGTCATTTAGGGTTGCTCCCGCGCTGTCCGCGCCTTGACGGCGTCAGCGAGATTGGTGGCGTTGCCGACAGAGGTGACGTGGCGTGGATCGCTGTCGAAGATGAGGCCGAGCTTATCGAGCTTCTCGGCGTCGGCCTTCCACTCGGCCAAGAACTTGTCGGGGTCCTCGCCGCGTTCGCGCGCCAGCGACGAAATGGTCGCCTGACCAGACCGGACCGCCTCCTTGTTGGCGGCGATCTCGGTGGCCGGATCAAGCATCTTGGTCGGCGGGGGCGTCCAGCGCAGTTCGACGCCGCTCGTATCCTCGCCGATCATGTCGAACGCTTCGATCACCCAGCGTTCGACTGAACCGCAGAACTGAGGGATGAACATCAGCCATTGCCAGGCTGAGACGGTGTCCCGGTATTCCAGCCTGCCGAGGCGTCCCGAAATGAAGCTGACGTCGGACAGGTCGCCGGTCAGGACCTCATACGGCACGCCTAGACCAGCTGCGATCGCGCGCAGCGACACCTTCGTATATTCGCCGTACCCTTCGACCGACGGGGGGCTGGAAAACGTGACCTCTTCGCCATTGCGCAGATACTGAAAGGTGCCGGGCTCGACATAATCGAGCGGTTCACGGTCCTCGCCGATCCCGCCGCCGACGATGTCGCCGCCGTCTTCACCCTCGCTGACGATACCGGGGACCGTGCCGCCGTCATCATCGCCCTTGACCACGCCAACGAACGCAGATGCAATCTTCTGCCGGGTCAGCTGGCCGTCTTCATAGTCCGCGAAATCGCGCATCCGCAGGATGATCGGTGCGAACCATGTCGCGCCGTGCTCCTGTTCGGGGCGATCGGCGCGGAAGATGTGGGCGACTTCGCTGGCCTGCACATAGGTCGATCCCAAGCGGTCGACGCGGTTGCCACCGGGATGGCCGTTGTACAGCCAGTAGCCCTCGCGCCGCCCGATCGGGTCGAACTGGACGCCATAGACGCAGAAGCCGCCCGTCTTGCCTGGATCGCTCGACAGCGGCCCGTTGTGCGACGGATCGATATAGTCAGGCTCGAGCACCTGAAGCTGGAACGGCAGGGGCAGGCGATCGGACGCCCGGCGCCAACGCCGCCGCACGACGGCGCCACCACGCTCAACGATGGTCCGGGCCGCCTGTAGCTGAAGGCCGTACAGGTCGTGACGCCCGCCCGCGTCACAGGTCGCCTTGTCGAGATGACGACGGGCGATCCCATTGAGGCGATCATCGACCTTGCCGTTCCGGTAAACCTGAAACGTGATGCCGGTACCGACGATCGCCTCGGCGACCTTGGCCGACCCGCGCGCCGCGAACGGATTGTTGCGGACGAGATCGGCCGCGATGCCGCGCAACAGCGCCTGAACGGCGGGCGTAAGCTCGCTGTTCGCATCGAGCCGATTCCGTCGCCACCCCGCCGCGCGCTTGCCCTGCGTTGCGCCATCATATGCGGCGCGGGCGCCACGGGCAGGACGGCCCAAGCGGATGCGCTGGCTCTTCGCCGGCTCCGCCGTCGATGCGACGGGGGCAGGACGGCGGAGCAGCCGATCAAGGAAAGAACGATCCGCCAAGGTCAGAGTCCACTACGATAATAGGGCGTCCGCCGACGCGAGATACCGCCTTGGGCGATCCGCTGCATCTTCAGCTGTGCGTCGACGACCTTGATCGCCGCCGTCACGGCATCGACCGTCTGGAACGTCGTCTCGCGCCCATCGGCGAAGCGGACCTTCTGCGCGCCGGTGGCGACGGTCAGCAGCGTCTGGTGCAACGTGTCGAGATCGGATTGCTGGTAGGCCATCGCTATCTCCCTCGACTGGTGAATGGGTTGGAACGGCGGGATGGAGCGGGTCGCTTGGGCCGCGCCGCCGCCGTTTGCTTGGACTGCCGCTGTTCCGCCGTGGTCTCGGCGGCCTGCGATGCTTGCGCGGCGGCAGGCGGTCGGCGCGGCGCTTTGACCGTGCCCAACAGCTTCGCCCATTGCCGCGCAGTCCATCGATCGACGCCGAGGCTGATCGCCACCGCGCGGGCATAGATCGCGTTGTCGAGCTCTTCGTTACGCTCTTGGAGCTTGTCCCACTTCTCTGCCCCGCCGCCCTTGCGCTTGTTGATCTCGACCAACTGCTCGGCGACCAGTTCCTTGACCATGTCCTGGCTGACGTCGTCAGGCAGGTAGACATAGCCGTCGGGATAATCCTCGCCCTCTTTCGGGGTTTCGAGCCCGAGCAACCCGTACAGCTCGAGCTTCAGCATCGAAGTGCCGACAGTCCAGAGCTTGACGCCGCGCCGGATTTTTCGGCCGTTCAGCGCGATATCCTGCCATGTGGGCGGTGAGATCGCCTGCAGGACGCCGACCGCAGGACGCCCCTTCACCGCCATGGCGAATCCAGGATGCTGCCGGGCCCAGGTGTAGACCGCCATGGTGCTGGCACCGTCACCGGAGTCGATCGCGACGCGCGCCAACTTCAGATGACGGCCATCCGCGGTTTTCCAGGTCTGCGAAACGATGTCGTTCAGCGTCGTCCAAGTGGCGGGGTCGGAGGCTGCACCTTCGATCCGCTCGCTATGGACCAGCATACGACGGCGATGCGGGCCAAATCCCCAGACGCTGAACTTGAGCCATCCTTGCCCGCCGCTGCCGCGCTGGACGTCCACCGACCCGACGAGCAGGCCGACCCATGATGCCGGGGTTCCGAGCAGCATATTGCGCTCCCGCCGGAGATAGATGCGCTCCCACTCGGGGGCTTCGCCCTTCTCAACCCATGCTTCCCCGAGTACCTGGTTGACGAACGTGCGGAGCTGGTTCGGATCGCCACGGACCTCGGCAAACTCGCGGGCGATCTCGATCCAGGCGGCGCCGGGATGCTGGCTGTATGCGGCCCAAATATGGAACGACCGGTGTCGAGGGAACGCGGCGGGATTGTGTGGCCGCCATTGCCCGGCGGCGTCCATGTCCGCCTTATGCTCCTCTTCGATCACGCAACCGTTGACGCAGACATACCAGGCTCGGGTCGGGTTCTTTTTCGGCTCCCACCGTATGCCGGCACCCGTTCCGTCCCCAAAGGTGAGTATCTGCATCTCCCCGCAATGCGGGCAGGGCACGTAACGGTATTCCTGGCTCCCTTCCTCGAACCGCTTGTCAATGCGGCTGGTCCCCTTGACCTTCGGTGTCGATCCGGCCGCGTTGAAGCGCCTCGGCGATGTCAGATTGCGCTTGTCGGCGAGGCGGCCGGGGTCGCCCTCATCCTTCGACGCATGGGGATAGCCGTCGCATTCCTCCTGGAACACGTCATCAGCGGTGACGCGGCGGAACTCCTTCGGGCTATTCGCGCCCTTGATTTGAATCCAGCCACCCTTGTAGCGCTTCGCTCGGATCTGGTTGTCAGCGTGACGCGGCTTGAAGGTCGCCACCTCGCGGACAATGTCCCATTGGAGCACAGGGTCGAGATCGTCGCGGCTGAACTTCTCGGCGTCGTCAATCGTGGGCTGGTAGATGAGCGTGCGCGCCGGGTCGTACCGGATGCGCCAAGCGACGAACGACTGAAGAATGGTCGAGTAGCCGATGCGGCTGCTCTTCCGGCAACTGAGGCGCTCCGTTTCCGGGTCCGTAAAGGCGTCCGCCATGTCCAATTGGAACGGGAACGGCGTGATCGGCGCACCCGTATCGTCACGGGCATGCTCCGACATGAACTCCGACAGCTTCGGCTTGGGCCGAGGCGCCAGCATCGACAGCCATTCGCGAACCGCAGCGAGGATCGCGGCATCGCCGCTCAACTCCAGCGTCAGCGTGTCACTCTTCGGGAGGCGTTTCGCCTTCGCTGGCGTCGTCGGCATCGGCCACTCCGCCTCTGGCCTGCTCGATCCGTGTCACGCTCAAATCCTTGCGCGCGTCGGCGATGGCTTTGTCGATTCTGGCGCGCAGCTTGTGGTCGCCCTTGGCGACGAGCATCCCAACCTGATCGAGGCGGGCGCAGACCAGTGCGATAACGGAGATGACGGCCCCCGACATGTCGGGAAGGGACGCCAGTTCCCGGCGGCGCTCGGCGTTATCCATCGCCTTGCTGTCCGCCTGCTCCTTTTTCAGCCGCGCGCTTTCCGCATCGAGGTCCAGGGCATCCTGCGCACCGTCGATCCCGTACTTGTTGGCGGCCCACGCCTCGATGTTTTCGAGGAGCGTCGCTCCATCGGCGGGCATGTCACCCTTGGCGCGCAACTCGCCGATCCAGCGGCTTGAAACGCCGAGCACGGCGCCGATCATGGCGCGGGTTGGCTCTTCGAGGTCGATTTCCACTGCTTCCCTCCAGAGACCCCCGTACTTCCCCCTGTTTCCGCTAGAAAACGGCGGAAAACCGCCAAAAACTACCCGATGAGGGAGGAAGAACTAAGCGCATTTTCTGTGGCTAGAGGTATTCGGGGCCTTCGCCACCCGTATCGCTGGCGGCCCAGGAAGAACCTAAGGGTGGGGCTAGATGAGCACCCCTTGGGTGGGCGGGGCGGCGTATCGGCGATGCCATAGCCGTAGCGCCTGCGCGCGCCGGTCTGCGGGCAAGCTGTCCGCCCACTCGCCGAAGTCACGATCCCGCTTGGTGAAGTTGCAGGAAGCGCAGGCTATTGCGACGTTGACCAACCCGTGAATGCCGCCACGGCTTATAGCTATCAGGTGATCAAGCGTGGCATCGCTTCCTCGCCAACCATCCGGACGCCTAGTTGTCAGCCTACAGTTACAATAGGCACAGCGTTTCGCTCGTCGGTATAGGTCGCCGAAGCCTTCGCGTTGCAACGTGCCGTCCGCTTGGTCGAGGCGTCTCAGCCGACGCTTATGCTTCGCGCGGCGCCATACTGACCTCTGATGGTCAGGTGTGGCTAGTTCAGCGATGCGGCGGCTGGCATTGCGCGCGGCGCGCTTCCCCGCCGAGTATAGGCTCAGCCAATGCGATGGTGCCACGCAGAGCCAGGCTTTCCATGCCAGCAATGCCATCTGCTCGGGCGTTGGCTCAGGCTTGGCCTTAGCCGCTCGACCTTTGCCACCGGGGCCGCTCGGCCTGAATTCTCTGCCGCTGCTCTCAGCCAATTGCGCTCGACGCTGTCGCTTATACTCAGCCGACTTGTAGAAAGCGCGGGGCATCCGCTCAGCACGGGGTACATGACACTCGGCACAACGCCGATACCGTCGGCCAGATGGCATCTGCCGGAACTGCGAACGAGGCTTGATCGCGCCGCAACGCGCGCACTTCTTATCCATTGCGCTGCACACCCGTCGGAGCGGGGGTGACGGAGGCGGTCGAAACCGTGGCGCTAACCCGTCGATGGCCGATCATGCGGCTATGCCCTTAAGGGGCTGCAGGCTGTCCTGTACCACGTCTGTTCCGATAAGGTAAGAGGCAATCGACACTGTGAACCCATTGCCGAAGTTGACCTTCGCCTCTTTGCCCGTGCTCGCTTCAACGATGCCAGCCATCCCAGCGAACGCGCCCTTCTTCAGCTTGATCTGCGTGCCGGGCTGGACGTGGCGACGCACCGCCTTCAGGGCAGACTGTCGGAAGCGATCTTCGGCAGCCCGCAACGAATTGAGCCCGCTATCCCGAACCTCAGGGATGCGATCACCATGCCGCATGATGCGGAATGACGGGTGAGGAGACGTGGGCAAGCGCAGGATGCGGAAGATGTCAGGCATGTCCGACGCCCGCACGAATACGAACGTCGGCGTGATAGCCAATTCGCATTCAATCACCTGCTTGCGCTGCTTCCCCCGGCCAGGCCGACGCATCATGCGAGTGGGCGTCCACGCCTCTATGCCGCTCGCCGCCAGCGACCGGACCAGCGGAATGGTCCGCACGCCCGCCGTCGTCAGGATGCACCACCCGCTACCGTCGCTCACATTCCGCCCCATAAATCCCGCCCTGCCAATCTGTTGAGAACATACCATAAACACCGTGGATCGCTCACCCCTTTGCGGTCAGCTGCCAGTCGATGATGTCGAAGTCGTAGTCCGGCGGGTAATCGGGCGAGCCGATCGACCAGCGATACCGCTTGGGGCTGATCCCCCGCACGACGACCTTGTTACGGAAGCATATGTCGACCGTTTCAAACGGTGGCGCGGTGCCGCTGTTCTTGGGCAATTCACGCCCCTGATCCCTTGCCCGAGGGGCGCTCATAAACGTGCCAGACGAATGGGTCGGCGTTCATGCTGCCCAAATGTTTGGCATCAGCTTCGATATATCCGCCGGTGCCGACCACGATGAATGTGCGCACCTCGACTTCGCCTGACAGCTCATGCTCTATCCAGAGCGCAGGGGCTTTGGTCGCCGGATCGGTGCTGACCAAGAGAACGATCCCACCCACCGGTATCGATAGTTCGCAGACCTGCGCCGGGAGCAGATACTTATAGATGGTCCGGTACGCGCTCATGCTGCCTTGGCCTCCGCCGCCTGATAGGGCTTGACCGGCCCGTGATACTTCGACCGGATCACGATGCTGCCGCCGGGCAGTCGCCGCAGGACGCCGCGCTCGACCGCGATCCGCTGCCACTGCTCGGGCACGTCGCCGATCGGGTGGCCCGCGCTGACGTTGGCGAACCACCGGTCGAACTGCTCGGTCTGGTAATCCTGGCAAAGGCGAAGGGCGATTTGCTGTTCCGGCTCCGGCCGGCGGTACTCGGCCAAGATGTCGAGGCATTCGCGGACCGAAGGGAACCAGCGGAGGCGGCGGATCGCCTGATAGGTCAGAAAGGCCAATGCCTCGCCGGTATATTCCGACAGCACTGTGGCGATCGTGTTCGCCTTGATCTGGCCGGACCGGTCGTCCATCCGCTGGCGGGGCAGGTTCGCCTCCATCGTCTCGAGACAGTCCACCAGCTGGTCAGCCGTGGCCGGCACGGGAGGGGAGGGCGACGTGGTTTCCGCCCACCGGCGTAACATTGCGCATTGGCGGTCGTTGGTCGGCTTGACGATCGCGGGCGGCGCGGATTGCTGCACCGAATCCGTCACCGGCTGCTGGAGCTGGTCGATGATCCCGGCGAATTTCGTTCCGATTTCCATCTCGGTTGTCCTGTTCGATGATCCAGTTGGCGAAGGCGAGTTGCCAGTTCAGCTTCAGGCCCTTGCCGGGCTTGTGGTCGGCGTTGGCGGCCCAGTTCCGGAATTGCTCCAGTGCTCCCCGGGCCCATTCCTGGCCGCGCCGGTCGACGATCTCCCGAGCGACCGTGCCCTCGGCGAAGCGCGTCGGCTTCCAGTCTTCGGGCAATCGATGCGGCTTGGGTTTCGGCTCGCGTTTGCGCGTGCTCGAAGGAGGCGAAGCCTCCTGAGAGGTAGGTTCCTTGACAGTATCCGTGTCCCGTTTTTGGGACTGTTCGGCGACCGTTTTCGGTACCGTTCCTTTTCCGGTACGGTTCCGCTTTTGGGACGGTTCCGATTTCGGGATGCTTTCGAGATTGAGGCGGTAGACCTTAATCTGGCGGGTGTTGCCCTGGCGGTCGCCTGTGTCGGTCAGGATACCTGCCTTCTCCAGGCGAAGCACGGCGGCGATCACCGTCTTGCGATTAAGGCTGCTGAACTCGCACAGCCACGCCAGCGAGGGATAGGCGCAGCCAGTCTCTTCGTTGTGGCGGTCGGCATAGGCGAGCGCGACGAGCTTCTCTGCCGCCGATCCGGCGCGCATCTTCGAGACGGCTGCTAGGGCGAGGAAGCTCACGCGTGACGCTCCCGTCGCGCGCGCTTGCTGGCCACCGTCTTAGCCAGGTGGCAGGTGTGGCAGAGCAGCTGGAGATTGCCGAGATCGTCCGTGCCGCCGTCGGCAAGCTCGACGACGTGGTCGATCGCCAGCGTCGAGCACAAGATCACCTTGGTATAGACGCCATCGTGATCGAAGTTGCCGAAGCACCCGAGATCACGCCAGCGCTGGCCTTCGGCAACGCCACACTGGCGGCAGCGCGCGCCGTCGCGGCCAGACAGCGCGGCGCGCATCTTCCGTTTCCAATGAGTGCCGGTGCGGCGGTATGACATCAGGAGGTCACCTGCTGATCGGCGAGCGAGCGCCGCAGTTCTTCGACCTTGGGGCGCGCCAGTTCGAACCGACGCGTCTCCAAGCGGGGGGAGGTGGGCCGCTGCATCCGACGTTCCGACAGCGCCGCGTCGAGGTCGGCGCGCAGCGGGGCGAGGCGGTCAACGGGGCCTGAGCGGAAGAGGGATGACAGCGGCCAGCGCATCAGATCATGCCCAGCGCTTGCATATACGCCTGGAGGATGGCTTCCTCCTCCTGGTATTCCTCGCGGCGCTTTTTGCGGATCGCGATGATCTTTTTGATCTGCTTCGGGTCGTACCCGCGCGCCTTGGCCTCGGCGAACACATCCTTGATGTCGTCGCTGATGCCCTTCTTCTCTTCCTCCAGCCGCTCCGCGCGCTCGATCAAGCCGCGCAATTCTTCGCTGGTCACGTTATCCGACATTGTTCACTGCTCCTTTTAAATGCTTCCACGAGGCCCCGACGATCGCAGACCAAGCGGCGCTGTTTGAAATTCCATATTCACGGGCGAGGGATCGCGTGGATTGTCCCCGGCGACATGCCTCGCGCATCTTCAGGACTTCGGCCTCGGTAAGTCGGGTCGTCCGAACCCTTGTGCCTCGCTGCTGACGGCCATGGCGAATACGGTCATCCGTGTTGTCTTGGCGCGAGCCCCAACGGAGATTTGTTAGCGCGTTGTTCGCTCGATCCCCGTCATTGTGGCAGACTTCGAAGCCGGGAAACGGCGGCGCTCCGCAGAACGCCCGCAGCACCAAGACATGGACGTATCTGGTCCTGCCACCGTCATTATCTCGGTATAGGCACACGTGACGGTAGCCACGGTGCGCGGCGGGTTTGAGCAACCGGCCATTTCGCGATCGCACATTGCCGAAGTTGCTGACCTCATAGAGATCGGCATAATCTTCGACCGGCAACCAGACCTCGCGGCGTGACATGACTGCTCTCCTGTCAGAGGCTGGCGCTGGCGACGCCGCCAAGGGTGTAATCGGGGTCAGCCTTGCGAAGCGGGCGGACGGTGATAAGCCGGGCCCCTGCGGCCACGCGGGCCAGCTTGTCCTCAAAGCTCAGTGGGGCCCGGTCGCGGATCGGCTGGCGGATCGGGGCACCGACGGGCACCCGTTCGGCTGTCGCCTTCGCAGGCCGGCCACCCATCCGCTTTGCGCCCGGGTTCGCGTTTAGGAATTGGCGGCGAGCATGGCCGATCGCATTCCAGCTCGGCACGTCCTTCGGATCACGCTTGCGCAGAACGCTGTCGACGGTGCCTCGCGTATGCTTCTGGACCAAGGACAGCATCAGGTCCCAAGCCTCGTCGCTGCAACTGCGGGCCATTATGCCGCCACCTCGAACAGCGGGAGCACAGCCCGGCCAGGATCGCTGATCGGCAGGAAGCGATAGGTCTGCCCGCCGGAGACGATCACCGCCGCCGCAGGCTGCACCATCGCAAGACGCAATTCTTCGGTCGCGAAAGCAGCGCCAGCCGCTCCCGCGTCGTCATTGGCAATCGTCATTGTCGTCACTCCAGAGCCGGGTCAGTCCGGCCGATTGGTCCTCAGTGTTCGATGATGTCGGCGAGATCGGCGATCAGGGCGCGGGCGCGCTGCTGAAGCTTCGCCTTCTCGACATGGTCGATGTGACCGTCGCGGCGCGCCTCGCAAATCTCATAGGTCAGGCCCGCCGTTTCCGATGCGATCTCGTCCCAGTTCGTCTCGCTGGCCTCGATATCGACCAGCCGGACGTCGCCGGGTTCGCAGATCATGGCGATCGCCTGGGGGGGCAGGTGACGTCGCAGGGTGAACACCGCGCTCAGCGGCAGCGTTGCCCCCGTCGCCCACTCGCGTAAGGTGCTCTCCGGTATGCCCGACGCCGCCGACAGCGCCGCGCGCGTCGTGTAAAGGCCCCGGCCCACGAAGCTGGAGAACATCGCGACCTGGCGAGCAGCGACATCCCGCTGCATTGCGGCATGATCAGACATTATCCCGACGCTCCGTTTCGCTAGTGTAATGGGCATGAATACTGACACCCTCTCCGCCGCACCGCGTACCGTCCGCCTCGCAGTTGCCCGCGCGCTGGTCGACAAAACCACCGGCGACAGCACGCGGGAGAGTCGCGCCGCCGCCGGTGAGGAAGGCGCTGCCCGTCTTGGGGTGGGCAGCGACCGGGGAGAGGGGAAGGACACCGGCGTAAACCGGGTCCGAATGCAAACAAGTCGCGGAATGACAGGCGGCGCAGGTCATCGGCCCAGCCCTCCACCGAGGGCGCTGGACGCGCCCCCGGCTTCGGCTACTGTCGTGTTGCGAGCAACGACAGGAGATGAATCATGGGAAGCGGATACCCGGCAATGGTCGGCATTGGGATGCCCTGGTACACGCGCGACAATTTCCAGCGTGTCCGAGAGGTCATGGTTGACCGTGACAAGCTGCATGACACCTTCGATCAGTGGGAAAAGGCAGCCAAACAGGGCGAAGCCAACCTCAAAGCCGGTGGCAAGATTGTCGTGCGGGCCAACCTCGACGCGGACAAGTTCGCCGCATGGTGCGCTGAGCGCGACCTCGAAACTAACGCCAGCGCACGAAACCAGTTCGCCGCCGAGGTTGCCTATCGGGAACTGTCCGGCAAAGCCTGACACCGCGGGGCGCTTGTGATCGAGCGCCCCCATTATGCCGCCACCTGCGCAGGCGACGAGGATGGGAGGACCATGTCATGGCCCTTCACGACACCCTTGGTCGCCTTCTCGATCTTCACCGCCAGCGGCAGCGAGGGCTGGCGCTGGCGGTACGCGATCTTGCGAATGGTGGAGAGCGGTTCGCCAATGCGATCGGCGAAATCCTCGACCTTTTCGTTGGTCGCCTTTAGATGATCGAGCAGCCTCATTCATCAAATATGCCCATACAGGGCACATTTGGCAAGCGCATTTTTGCCCAACCTGTCCTCTACAAATTTCGCCATGCTGGGCGCAGAAGTTCGCTCGTGACCCAAACGACCAACCTCGCCCAGCTCCGTAAGCGCAAAGGCCTTTCGCAGACCGTCTTGGCGGAGGCGATCGGCACGACGCTTAACATGTATGGCAAGCTGGAACGCGGCGAACGCCGGTTGAATATGGATTGGCTGAGGAAGATCGCCGCCGCGCTTGAGGTGGGGATCGACGAGGTCGTAGCTGAAGTGGAGCCGGAAGAGGAGGCTGGCGCCATCTTGCCGGACCCCACTCTAGAAGCCCTCCAAGCTATGCTTGCTGAGCACTACCTAGGGGTCGTCGGATCGTCCATGCCTGGCGAAATGCTCAAAGACCTCGCCGAACGAGTTCTTGATAGCGTTGAGAACTGGCGAGACGATCCAGCCGCCGCGCGCGATCCTCAGGTGGCTCGCTCGGTGGCCCGTCAGATAAATCGGCGATTCGCTGGCTGAGCGCCGTAACAACTTTCAGGCGCAATCCCTCACTAAGCACGCTTGCCTACTCCAAACGACACGATCCCAATGGGTTACGAGTCTGTCATGAATTAAATATGGATCAATGGAGCGATGTAGGAAAGGGCAAAATAGAACAAATCAGGTATGCCCACAAAGGGCACAAAAAGAGTTTGACATATATGCCCTTGGTGGGCACATTGCCCTCACCGCTGATCGCCGCCTGATGCGAGCGAAGCGGTCGAGGAGATCGCTATGTCCCTGCCGCTGGTCACGTCCGCCGCCGATGCGCTGGCGCGGTACGAGGATTTTCATTCCACCGGTCGATTAAGCCAGGGCCTGTTCCATGGGTCCGACGATGATGGCCGTGAGATCGCGTGCGCGCTCGGTGTGCTTGGCGACGATGTGGACGGTCCGAAGAAATGCCCCGCCGCCGTCATGCCGCGCTGGCTGGCTCAGATGGTGCCCGGTTTCTTCGATCGTCAAAAGAAGGATGACGCTTTCGATTGGGGCAAGCGCTTCTACGCCGCCCTCGCCCGCTGTGGTGGCAATGTCCCTTTCTCGGTGATCCACGACTGGCATGCCAATGCGGTGACTGTGCTCGGCATCGAAGCCGCTGAGAAGCGGGGGCGTGATACGGCGCCCCACGTAGCGCTTCAGACACTGCACCAACGTGCATTGGCCGGTGAGACGATCAGAGCGGACGAGTGGAGGCCGGTGCTGAAAAACGCCTACGCCTACGCCGACGCCGACGCCGACGCCAACGCCGACGCCAACGCCTACGCCAACGCCTACGCCTACGCCAACGCCGACGCCTACGCCAACGCCTACGCCTACGCCAACGCCAACGCCTACGCCAACGCCTACGCCTACGCCTGGAAGCGCTTGGCGGACGGCATGGTTGATGCGCTCAACCGCTTGCCGGAGGCGGCGTGATGGCTCCCAGTGAGTCGAACCCGGAACCGTCGGCCGAGGTGCGCGAAGCTGTCGCCACCCATTACGAGCGACGCGGTCGCCGGGCGCATGCCGAAGGCTTCGGCGCGATGGGCGCCATGTGCCAGCTGTGGGCCGCCAAGACGCGGGCAGGGCACACCAACCCGCTTACCCGCCGTGTCGAGCGTATCATACGCCGCCGGCAGTCTCGCTATGACCAGATGCCGGTCGGCCAGCAAGTCGACATGCTCCACCTGATGGCGCGCGGCTGATGCGCGCGGTCGCACTTCCCCCACGGAAGATCACCAAGTCGCCGAAGGTCGACGAGGGCAAGCGTTCGCCTGCGCATCGTGCGTGGGTGAGGGGCTTTGCCTGCTGCGCCTGCGGGTCGACGACCGGGATCGAATGCGCACATGTCCGCCGTGCGGCGAACAGCGGCGTCAGCATGAAGCCCAGCGACGCGTTCACCGTCAGCCTGTGCCGTGACTGCCACGCGGAAAGCCACCGGGGCGAGGCGACGTTCGAGCGGAAGCACGGCGTTGACCTGATGGCGCTGGCGCGGGCGTTCTTCGAGAAATCGCCGCATCGCTTCAAGCTCGAAAACCCGTGGGGTGCGCGATGAACGCGGCCCGTCGCCCCGGCCCGGTGACACTGGCTGAGATCGACCCCGATCTGGACCAGACGGTCGAGGAGATGCGCTGGAAGGTCGTGCGCTTTCAGCAACTCGGCCCCATGATCATCGAGGCGAGCAACGACCCGCAGCTGTACCGGACGCTTGCCGCCCGGATCGACGAGCGCGGCGACCTGTTCGAAACCTTCCGCGTCCGCGCTGAAAAGCTCGGCATCAAGTCGCCGTATGCCCTGATCCGGTTGATTGAGGTGGCGGGCGCTCTGACCAAGGAGCCGCGCGGCCAACGCAAGTCGCCCGCAGCCAATGCGGTCGTAGCGAACCTGCGAGACGGCATGGGCTATGCCGAACGCGCGGCGAGCGACGCGCGGGTCGAGTTCATCATCGCCCAGCGCGTGGCGAAGAATGCCGCCGGTGACCTCGCCGCGCTCGGTGAAGCCCTCCAGTATGTGGAGGCGAGCCTTGGCTGATCCCAACACGCCCCCGATCGGACGTCAGCCGAATATCCGCGCTGTGTCCGCCTCGATGCTGGCCGAAGGCTATCCCTGGTACGGCGATATTCGCGGGTATGAGGTCGTCAACGGAAGGCAGGTCGGCGGGGAACGCTGGACGCGCGAGCAGATCGCGACGCTGATCCGCCTCGGGCTCGACCCGTTGACCTGCAAGTCGATGATGGTCCGCCGCCAGTCGGTCGGTCAGGAGTTCGTCGTCGGCCTGGGCAATCTCCCAGCGGTCTACGAGTTCGAATGCCCCGTCATCAAGACGATGAAGAGCGGTCGCATCAGGGTCATCGCACCGAACGGTTGCTTCAAGTTCGTCCTGCCGGATGGGTGGGGGCATCGCCCCTTCCGCCGCCCGCGCGACGAGTACGACTCCTTCATCCCCGGACACATCCAAGGCGTCGGGGGTGCCGCGTCCCGTCCCGAATTTTCCACTCACCGGAAGGCAATCCGATGACCTTGACCGATCACGCCATGTTGGCGCTCGGCGTCCTGTCCCTGTCCGTAATCGTCTTTGCCGGCGGCTTCGCGGTCATGGTCATGATCGATGAGCTGGTCCCCAACTGGGACCGCATCGTCGCCGCGCTCTTCCCCGTCAAAAATGCCGCCTCGGCCGATATCTCCCCGGCTGGCTCCCCGTTCGATACCGCCGAGGCCGGTGTCGAGCCAACCGTCGAGGTGCGGTGATGGCCTCCGAATATCGCGCCGTGACCGTTGCCCCCGGCCACATGGTCAACCTCCGCCGCGCGCGCGAGCAGTCCGACCGCCCCGGCTTCGTCACCGTGACCAATCGCGTCCGCGCGCCCTTCGACGTGAAAGCTTCCCTCTGGAATGAGGCCCCGATCGTATGAGCTACGCCACCATGGACCACGCTGGGTGGGTCCAAGAGAACAATGCCGCCGCGAACAAGGGCTATGCGAGCCGGAAGGGCTATAAGCCGCGCCCCGAGACGCTGACCGACTTTCAGGCCAAGGTCATGGACATCTGCGGCATGGTTGGGGGCGGAATCTACAACGCCCCCATCAACTGGGACAAGGTCGAGTGGGGCCACGGCGCCCGCTGGAGTGGCGTGGTAGTCCCTTGGCGCGATGGCCGGATGGCGACCTTCGACTTCTATCCGCTGACTCTGCTAGTCCTGCTTTGCCACGAAGCGCGCATCCGCTGCGAGATAACTGCGCGGGCCGCCGGGCATTTCCATCTCGCCTTCCACCAGCGGGTACATGAGGGCGGCATGGCCGCGCGGCATCCGAACATTGACGAGGCTGTCGCGGCGTTCCGTGGCTACCTGCCAGACGATCACCGCATCATCTACCGGGCACCCGACGTCACGCAGGAGGAAGCCGCATGACCCACCTCTGCGACACCCCGTCGACCAATCCCCCGCATGAATGCCCGGCCTGCTGCGCTCTGTTCGCGGCGGTCGAGAAGAAATGGAGTACCGCCCGTGGCTGAATTCGTATCTGATAGCACGAAGCCCGTCGCCTATTTTTACGAGCTGAACGGCGTCGGCAAAGAGCTGTTGCTGGACTGCAACGGTGAATATGCGCGCAAACTGCTTGAGGCCGGTTACACCGAAACGCCGCTTTTCACCCGCGCCGCCCCGCCCGCGATGGATCGGGAGGCGGTGGGCAAGCTGGTCGAGCCGTGGGCCGACTATCACGGCGATTTGCCTGAATATGACCACCCGCTGCGCCCGGTCTTCGAAAGCGGCATCCAGTATGCCGTCGAGCTGCTGGCGAAGGAACTTGGCGTCACCGACTGGGCGCCGTGTGACGGCACCGAGGAATTCGACGGCGACTTGGGCGGCACGCTGGTGAACATCGTTCTGGCAGCGATGCCCAAGGACAAGGATGGCGATCCGATCCATCCTCGTGACCTACTCTCCACCCTCTCCGCAGACGCGATCCGCCAGGGGGAGGGGCTGACGATCCCGGCTGACATTGCCCAGCATGTCAGGAAGATTGGCAAGGTCGAATGGGGGCAGACACCAGCGCATGACGCCGATGGCCATGGCCGTCACGTCACTGACAGCGTCCGCCTGACCGCCGCCCATTTCGGGCAGACCGACGACCAGCACATGCACGGCCTCTGGCTGGAAGGCACCGAGACCGTGCTTTGCCACACTGGCACTAGCCCAAATGCGCCGAAGACCACGCAGGCCCTTGTCGGCGCATGGAATTGGCTCGTCGACCAGGCTCTCGCCGCCCCCGCCTCTCACGCCAGCGATGGGGGAGAGGCATGAGCGAAAATGCATACCCTACGCTTTCCCGCCCGTTAGAGGACGCCAGGCTGCGCGTGGTCAGCTTCGGCGCTGGCGTTCAGTCGACCACAATGCTGCTGATGGCGGCCGAAGGTTTGATCGGGCCGATGCCTGATCTGGCAATCTTCGCTGATACCGGCGACGAGCCGCGCCGCGTCCAAGATCACTTGGCGTTGGTGCAGTCGATGGGTCTGCCGTTCCCGATCGAGATCGTGCGGGCCCGAGGGCAGATGGGTATTCGTGACCAAGTTCTAGCTTGGACGCGCGGCGACACGAAGAACGCCAATGGCCGCCCACCGCTATTCATCGACACGCCCGGCAAGCGCGTCGCGATGACCAAGCGCCAGTGCACACAGGACTGGAAAATCATCCCAATTGAGCGGCGTATTCGCGAACTGGCGGGCATCAAGCCTCGTGCGCATGGTCCAAAGCAGCCGGTCGTTGAGCAGTGGATCGGCATTTCAATCGACGAGTCGTATCGCATGAAACCGGCGCGCACTCGCTGGATTTACAAGCGACATCCGCTCATCGAGGCCGACATGAACCGCCGTGCCTGCATCGCATTTTGCGAAGCGCGGGGGATCAAGCCTCCGAAATCGGCGTGTCGCATCTGCACGTTCCATGACGATGCACAGTGGCTCGACCTGAAGCAAAGTCCGATCGACTTTGAGATGGCATGCGAGGTCGATGAGGCTTTGCGCTCGGGGCATTCAACTCTGCGCGGCACCCCGTACCTCCATCGGTCGTGCAAGCCCCTGCGCGAAGTAGATTTCACCGCCAGTCAGCCCGACCCGGTCGCTTGGCTTGGCGAATGCGAAGGGATGTGCGGAGTATGACCCCCCGACAGACGCCGGATGCTGTGCGCGAGGCGTATCGGCAGGGGCAGATAGATATGCGCGAGCGTGCAGCGCAGGTTTGCGATCGGCGAGGTGCGGAGGAGCAAGAGGCTTTCGGACTGGTGCGCGGCACGCAAAACTACTTCCGGGCACGCAATGCTGTCCGTGAATTGGATGTCGCCGCCCTCGACAGCCGCGCGGGCGATGCGGGGGAGGGGTGCGAGGACGGCCGCACCGCCGACAACGCCGTCGACTTCGTGTTCAACCGGCTCGCGAAAAAGCTGGGGCTTGCCGAGTGGCAGGTGGTCGAGGGCAGCGAGGAATGGGAGGGCGATGTTTCCGCCACCCTTCACCGCCTGCTTATCGATGCCGGGATCATTGACGACGAAACAGGCGCTGTTGCGACGCTCGCCACCCCCGCGCCCGCTCCCAATAGCGCGGGCGATGCGGGGGAGGGGAAGGCAACAGAAGGCATAAAGTCGCAATGGGATGCAATTCGCCCACTGTTGGCCGGTCTAATCAGCGATGTGGAGTGTGCCATCCATTTCAACGAAGGCGTAGATGCGCTTTCCGGCGAAGGACCTGAAGAAGCCAGGAACGGCATCGAGCGAATGGATGCTCTAGTAGCGGCCCTCGCCACCCCCGCGCCCGCTGTCGATGACGTCGACATTGATAGCCCGGCTGCACGACTGGACATGGTCCGCGTTGCGCTGACTGGGATCATCGACAACCCTGCAAGCGCCGTGCCTCTCGCCCGTGCAGGACTGGACTTTTGCGATCTGACCGAAGCCCAGCGCAAAGAAATGCGAGGTGACGCATGAAGTTGGAACCCCATCCCATGGCGGGTGCCTCGCTTATCGAGGTCATGGATTACCTCGCGCTACGTCTCGCCGAGGTGCGTGATGTTAACGCGGATGACCGCAATCTGCGCAATGCGTCCGATCGCTATGACGAAGCCTACATGTGGGTCGTGGCATGGGTTTCATCGCAAGCCGCCGTTGCCGCGCCCGCTATCGATGCGCAGGAAGGCGACGACGAAGGTCCCTGCACGACATGCTACGATACCGGCATCACGATCCAGACCGAGCGCGCTTGTTCGTGTGAGGCTGGCGATCAGTATCGCCCGCCCGCTGTCGATGCGGTCCCGGCGGGGGAGGTGGAGCGGTTCGTGATCCGGCGGAATGGGGCATTCTTCCGACCCAACGCCCAAGGCTATACCACCCACATCGTCGCGGCGGGCTTCTACACGCGAGAGGAAGCTGACAGCTACGCCAGCGTCGAAGGCGTGACGATCGAGCCGCTGGAACGCTACCGGGCCGAAGCCAATCGCTTGCTCGCCGCCCTCTCGCACGGGGAGGGGCGGAAGTGATGCAGTATGACCTGTTCGATGCCGCCCCGCCGCCACCCGTGGTCGCACCGCCGCGTGCGATCCGCGAAATTCGCGAGGTGATGACGCGCGCCGCCTGCGGTCGAGCAATTCGGGTCTATGACGGCCACGGCGACCCGTTCGAGATCGAGGTGCGCGGTATCCCAGCTGTCATTGCCGGGGGCTTCTGCACCCACGCTATCGAAGGGCCGGGATCGCCGTTCTGGTCGGAGACGGGCTTCCGCAGCTTCGGTATCCCGACGGATGATCCAGACGAGGTCCGTATCTGCATTGAGCGCTACATCGACAAGGACTGCGGCGGGAAGCTGACGCGGTGGTGGCCCGGCTATGTCACACAATGGCGGCAGTCGCTGGCATTCGAGCTTGAGGTGACCAAGCAGGGCGGGCGCGAGTCTGTCTGGGCCCAGTGGGGGCCGGAGAAGTGGGAAGACTGCTGGCACCGTCACGACATGCGGCTGGCTGATGCGGTCGAGCAGATGATCGTAGACGGCATCGATCCCAATGACGTCGGTCCACCTTCTAGCTTTCGCGGGAAATGGCCTAGGATCGATGTGGCTTCGATCGCGCACGGATCCGCCGCATGACCGCCTCCGGTTTCGCGATGAGCGAGAGCGCCTACAGCTGGCAGATGCAGCCGGAGGTGCAGCAGCTGCGGGCCGAGGGGCGGGCGGCGTCTTTCGGGGCGTGGTGCATGATCCTCGTCTGCCGCTTGTCGATCGAGCGGCACCGGACCGGCGAGGACTGGACGCCGGAGCGGTCCGATGCGGTGCACAGTCACCTCGATCCACGCCTGGATGCCCACGGCGAGCCGCCGCCGCCGTTCGCGCGCTGCTGGATCCGCGCCGAGGCCGACCATCACCAGTTCTTCGAGCGCAAGGCCGAGACCCAAGCGAAGCGCCAGGATGCAACCGCATGGCTCGACGCTCTGCGGGCGCTCTGGCGGAGATATGTTCCTGAGGAGGGCGAGCGCAATGGCGTACGCTGAAAAAACCAGTGTCGCGGTCAGCAAGTCGATCGCGGAGATCGTCGCGCTGGTGAAGGCCGCCGGTGCGGACCGGGTGGCTCAATTCGAAGAGCCAGAGCGGTTTCAGATTCAATTCGCCATCGCTGATCGGCATGTCCGGTTTCAGGTCGGCTTGCCGCGCCTGGGTGAGATGCCGGTGCGCGATGGTCGTGGCGCGGCTTTATCCGCGAAGCAGCGGGTCGCGCGGATGGAGCAGGCGCATCGCCAAAAGGCGAGGGCGCTGCTGCTTGTCATCAAGGCCAAGCTGGAGAGTGTCGAGAGCGGCGTCGAGACCTTTGAGCAGGCCTTCCTGCCCAACGTCGTGATGGCCGACGGGGCCACCGTCTATGAGCGGATCGCGGCTCCGATCGCCGAAGAATACCAGACTGGTGCGCCGCGCGTCATGCTGCTCGGGAGGGGATAATGGGACTGGCTCTGGCCGACCTGCCCGACTGGCCCGCGGGCATGAACCGCGAAACGGCGCTGGCGTACACCGGCATCGGTGAGGCGCAACTGCGCGAATGGGAGAAGACCGGGAAGGTCAACTTCCGGCCGCGCGGACCGAAAGGCGCCATGCTCGCGCTGCGGTCCGATCTCGATGCGGCGCTCGCCGACCTGTTCAATTCCGATCTCGCTGAGGATCTCGGCTTTGCCTAACGTTCGCCTTCCTTCGTATGTCCAGATCCACCGCCGCGCCGACGGCGGCAAGGCCTATTACTGGGTCCGGCCAAAATGGGCATCGCCGCCGACCGAGCGGCATGGAAAGACCTGCCCGGTCACGTCGTCGCCACTGGGAACGGACCTCGCGAAGGCGATCGCGCATGCGGAGGCCCTGAACAAGGCATTCAAGGAATGGCGCGAGGGCGCGCTGTCGAAGGTCGTACCCGGCTCGGTCGCCTGGCTGTTCGGCTGGTACCGCAAGCTCGAGAAGTTCACCGGCCTGCGGCACAACACCCGCGCCGGTTACCAGGTCTGCATGAACCAGATCGAGGACATCGCCATGAAGGCAGGGACGTTCGGCCAGCGGAAGGCGAGCGCGATCGACGCCACCGCCGCCGACACCCTGTACAAGAAGCTGCGCGAGAAGCATGGCGAGCGCCAGGGCTCCTATGCCATGCAGGTCTGTCGCCTCGTCTGGAACCAGGCAGCGCGCCACGGCAAGGCCACCGGCGTGAAGGAAAACCCGTTCGCTGGCATGGGCATCAAGTCGAGCAGCGGTTCCGGCCGGGGTAACCGGGCAGCGACGCGCGCCGAATATGATGCCTATCGCGCCGCCGCGCGGGAGATGGGCAAGCAGAGCATGGCGACCGCCGCCGCCATTTGTTTCGAGGCGTGCCAGCGCGTTTATGATGCCTTCGGGTTCGAGGACCCGGACGGCCGGGTCAGTCGCGGCGTCCGCTGGGGCGGGTATGTCCCCAACGAGCGGATCGGCCTCATCCAGTCGAAGACGGGCAATGTGGTCGACATTCCGCTGGTCGACATGATTGATGGCGAGCGGCTCGATCTATACCCCGAACTCGAGGCCGAAATCCGCCGGATCGACCGCCGTGACGCCGCCGACCTGATCATCCTCGATGAGCGCACCGGGCAGGCCTACACCAAGGATTACATGAACAAGCTGCACCGGCGCATCCGCGACAAGGCGGGGCTGCCGAGGGACCTGAAGTTCACCAGTTTTCGCCATGGCGGCATCACCGAAATTGGTGACAGCGGGACCGACGACGTGCGTGCGGTCTCCGGCCATACGACGCTGGAGGTCACCCGGATCTACAACAAGGCGAACCAGGAAAAGGCGAAGCGGATCGCCGCGCGGCGCCGCGAGCACATCGGTTTGGTCACCGCTGGCGCGCCGGTCTCAGATGGGGACGGAGACTGA